TAAAATCAAATGAAAGTAATCGTTTTTTACCTAGTGAACCCTCATCTGTAAAATCAAATGAAAGTAACAAATTTTTACCCAGTGAACCCTCATCTGTAAAATCAAATGAAAGTAATCGTTTTTTACCTAGTGAACCCTCATCTGTAAAATCAAATGAAAGTAACAAATTTTTACCCACCTCATATGTAAAATCAAATGAAAGTAACAAGTTTTTACCCAATGAACCCTCATCTGTAAAATCAAATGAAAGTAATCGTTTTTTACCTAGTGAACCCTCATCTGTAAAATCAAATGAAAGTAACAAATTTTTACCCAGTGAACCCTCATCTGTAAAATCAAATGAAAGTAATCGTTTTTTACCAAGTGATGAAGAAGAAAAAGAAAAAAAAGGAGGAGCTAGAGGAAGAACAAAAAAAAATCCAGAAGAACCCAAAGTAAAACAAGAAAAATCCAATATATTTACAAAAAGAATTAAAGATAGAGAACCAAATCTTATTCTTACTAAAAAACAAGGTAAATATAGCGCATATTCACGGGTTTGTCCTGCAAATGTAAGCTTACAACCCGTTATTTTAACAACCGAAGAAAAAGAAAGAATAGACAAAGAACATCCTGGTTCTTATACAAATGCTATTCAATATGGTACAAATCCAGAAAAACCATATTGGTATATATGCCCTAGATATTGGTGTTTGACAAATAATTCACCTATGACAGAAGAAGAAGTAAACCGCGGTGAATGTGGTGGTAAAATAATACCAGATAATGCAAAAACACCTCCACCAGGACATTTTATTTATGAATTTACAGATAATAAATATCATAAAAATGAAAAAGGGGAATATATTTATCATTCTCCTGGATTCAAACCAGAACATTCACATCCAGATAAATCTTGTCTTCCTTGCTGTTATAATAAATGGTCTTCGTATAATATGAAGAACCCTAGCGAACAACAAAAACGTAGACAACAATGTGGATTAGTAGACAACTATGTTTATACAGATGAAATTGATGAAAAAACCGGAGAACGTAAAAAAAAAATAGGACCAGATGGAAAACCCATACAATACTCAACATATGGAGTTCAAGAAGAACCTAAAGGAAAAAAAGCAAAAAAAAATGCAAATACAGATGAAGATAAACAAAAGAAAAAATCCAATATTTTTGGTGTAGAAAGAATCCCCATACCCCAATATCGTTGGGGATTTTTACCCATTTCTATCGAACTTTTTTTACATACAGATAATAGTAAATTTACAGTAAAAGGAAATGCGGCATTAATACAGCCTCATAAAAGACCTCTTTTGAGATATGGTGTTGAAAACTCTCAACATCAATCTTTCGTTGCCGCAATAGCTGATATATATAGTTATTTTCACAACATCCCCTTACCAACAATTGCAAATATGCGTAAAATAATTGCGGATTCTATTACACTCGATAATTATCTACGTTTTCATAATGGTTCTTTAACATCTATATTCCGACCGAGTAGATTAAGAATTGAAGATGAAATTATAGAAAAATACAAAGATACCGAATTTTATAAATCAATCGATCTTAATAATAAAGCCCAATATGGATTTTTACAAGATACTGTTTCATCTTTTGAAAATTTTTTGGCCTATTTAAATGATGCGGATTCTTTAATAGATCATACTTATTTATGGGATATTATTTCATCTCCGGATTCTTCCCTTTTCAAAGCCGGTATTAATATGGTAATTTTGAGAATTTATGATAACGATTCTACAGACAATGTAGAATTATTATGTCCTACTTCTTCTTATTCGAATAATATTTATATCAAAGGTAGAGGAACAATATTGCTTTTATTACACAATGAATTTTATGAACCTATTTATTTGTATGAAGATAAAAACAAAGAATCTCCTATCCCCCCCGTAAAGATATTTACAGAAAATACAGGAACATTTGAATTGAAACAAATCCAAAAGATTTTCGAAACCATTATTGAAACATCAAGTAAAAGCTGTAAACCAATACATAATCGCCCAAGAATGTACGAATATAAAGAAAATATTTCGGCTACGGATCTATCTATCATTGTAAAAGAAAATGGATTTATAGTAAAAACACAGGTAATGAATTATAAAGGGAAAATTATAGGTTTAACTGTGAATACAGGATTAGAAAAAGATATTTATTTACCTTGTTTTCCGTCTTCTTATTTGAATAATATTCCCAAAGTATATATTGATTCAGTAGAATTTTCAGATTATGTGAAAACAAGAGATATTTTAAATCAAATAAGTGTAAAAACCAAACAAAAAATACTTTGCAAACCATTATTAAAAGTTGTAGAAGATGGAATGATTGTAGGTATATTAACAGAAACAAATCAATTTATTTTTATAGATCCTCCTATAGAAAATACTATTGAAGACGGTCTACCTGTTCTCATAGCAACACAATATAAAGATCGTAAATCTTTTGTAATAGATGAAATATTAGCAACGAGTTCTGGTCTCGATGAATCACGTATAAATACCGTGCGAAATATATCTTTGGAAACCCATTTTTATAATTCATTTCGTAGCATTTTGCGTAATTTAATAAACGATTATTTGAACCGAGAAATCCGACAAGAAATTGTTCGTACTTTGGAAGATCCTAGAATACTTTATACTTTGAAACTGAAAAAAATAGATGAAATTTTAAGGAATTTAAGTAACCAATCCGTACAATATGTTGATGAAATAGATGATGCTGTTAAAAATAAATTAACTGAAGAAATGGATTGCAGTACGAATTGTGATATTCGTAGTTATTGCTTAACCCGAAAAAATAAAATATGTATTCCTAAGATGAATTTGGTTAGCGGTGTAGATAATAATATTTTGTATTATTCTAGAGCAGCGGATGAAATAGTTCGATATAAACGTATACAATTGTTTATGTTAGAACCACGCCGTTATTTGAATATTACAAATATTGAATATAGTATTTTTGAAGATGAAATTTTGGCAATTTCGTCTATTTTGACAGACGAATATTTTGAAGATTTAATACCCTATAATAAAAATAAATATGTTAAAAATATTGTTTATTAAAAAAATTCAATTCAAACAACATCTGGAATGTAATCCATTTGAACCTTTCTATCATTTTCTTTTTCCAAATTATTATCTGTTATTCTTCCAATCGGTCGAGAAATCATTGTTATGACCTGTCCTATAACTACAAATGAAACTGCTACAAAATAATTATTATGAGTGAAAACAATAGATAATCCTGTTAAAATATGACCCATATACCACATACAATCTGAAAGTAACAAATAATTCATTTTGAATTCGTTTTAATAATAACGAATATTATATTTATTATATTTATTATATTTATTATATTTATTATTATGAACTATTCAGACAAAAAACTTAAATGCATTCATAAATATTTAACAAAATCTTACATAGAAAAAAAAATGACACCTGGATTAGGGGATTTTTTAAGAGGTACAGTATCACTATTTAAATTATCAGAAATATATAATTATGACGTTTTTATAGATAAAAAAAGTCATATATTTTTTTCATTCTTTGAAGATGATGAAAATTACATAAATGATGGTTCCATAAATGACGTGATAGATTATTCAGAATTAAAAATTGATGCAATAGATTATGGAAAATTAAATCCAGATCTTTTAGAAGATATATTTAAAAAACAAAAAGATTTTTCAATTGTTACAAATACTTTTTATACAAAAAATGAAAATGGTGAATATGTAAATTTTGGAAAAATACCCGAAAATATACAAAATAAATTAAAAAAACTTTTAATTCCAACAAAAATTGTGAAAGATAAATTAGAAGATATTTTCAAAAATATTTACAAATTAAAAGATAATGAAAAATTCAAAACAATACATGTAAGATTAGGAGATAATTATTTAGTTAACAATAAAAAAAATCATAATTATTATGATTTACTTAAACATATTTCAGAAAATATTTTAACTGTAATAAATAATGATAAAAACTATTTTAATTATAAATACATATTTATAACTGATACAATAGAATTAGCTGTTGATATTGTAAAAATCATACCCGAAATATTATATTGGAATAATAAAAAGACTCATATGGGTTATTCGGATAATCAAAATGAAGAAAATATATTAGATACAATTATAGATTTTATTATATTATCAAAATCTCAAGAAATAATTGGCAACAATTCAGGTTTCAGTAGAAGTGTATCAGAAATTTATAATATAAAATATAATCATATATTTGATATAGAATATTTTAATTAGTCAATCGAAAAATAAAAAATTATAATAATACACTATGTATGTCATTTTTACATTGTAAATGTTAACATACAAGCTATACTAATAAATAAATGAAATAACGAATGACAAAATAAATGATTATTACAACACCATTCATTCGAAGAACAAATACTACTCCAATAAAATAAATATAATATAATTGTAAAACATATCCAACATATTAACTTGAATATGTAATCCAAATCTTTTATCAATAATGTGTAAATAGAAAAAAATACAAAAGATATTTTCCCGAAAATTCCATCTAGTTTATGGACGAAACATTTCTCTATTGGATTGATCCAAAATAAAAATGATAATAATATATTTATTATTAATAATCCTGCTAATATTGTTTCATATATATTTTTTTGTATTTTGTTAAAAAATGTAAATAGAGGAAATAATAAAAAAAGAGATGTTGCGGATAAAATATAATGATTCATTTGTTATTTTATAAAAGTTTAAAATATTTATACATATTATTATTTATAAATATTTACAAAAAACATAACAAAACAAAAATATAAAAAAACTACAAAACAAAAGGAGGGGTTTCAGGGGAACCTTGGTTCCCCCTGATTAAAACCCAATATCATATCCATCATCTTTACAATCCCCATTGTCTTCTATTTTTATTGCCCCTAAATTATTATTAATCTCTATTCTATTTTTACTACATAAATCTGTTGGATCTTGTAAACCACCAAATAATTTCTCCATTTCTTGATTCTCATTTTTAGTACTTGTTTCCAAACTGTCTACTTCACGCATTTTTTCCATATCTAAAACCACTTGGAATGAATTGGTTCCAATCAATGAATGCTGACCTAACATTACATTTGCACTAACTCCTCTAGCATAATCTAATTCTGCGTGTCTTGATGCACCCAATAACACCTCTGTATGTACTTCAAAAGTGGCTTTTGAAATAGGACCAATATTATCATTCAAAATTCCCGAACGGAATATAGAAACCATACCTTTTGTACTTGTCATACGATCACATAATAGACTTAAATGATGATAATTGATATATACATCACTGAATTCCATAACATCTACGAATTCATTATAAATTACTTGTCTTGCCGCTTCAATTCCAAGAACATCGAATATTTCTTTAATATCATTACTGAATGTTCTGTTTCCATCAATGAAATCCAATGCCATTACCTCCATTAAATTTGTCCCTGTAGTATCCATAATCCATATGTCTTTTTGTATGAATTTTCCATCTTCTTTCACAACATTATTCTGTAATTTTCTAGGTGTAACATTACTAATTCCTTCTACTCCACGTAGGACAATATTATTCAATAAATTTTCTTGGAAATTACGTAACATATATATTTCATCCGACTGGTCGAGTGTATCCGGAATACCTTTTTGCTTCTTATTTTTATTGAATACACTGCTATTGAGACGGATACGGAATACTAAATTACCCGCATTATAATCCGAATAAATACAAGATACATCGGAACCGTGCCCGTTACTAATCGCAAAATGTACGTCATCCATTGTAATATTCTTATCAAGCAATGTTTCTGCGTCCAATTCTATACGAATAATCCATTTGGATTTTTGAACGTTTATATCAAATTTCGTTTCCATACATTCTTCCATCATATTTTCAAATTCATAATATTGTTCCATTAATATTTTATCGTCAATTATTGTCGTATTTCTATCACTTGGATCGAAACTAATTTGTACCGATTTTACAATGTCTATTAATTTTGTATGTTCCAACATTTTGGAATATTGTACTGCGCGATCCTTCTCTAGTTGATCTACTTTTTTTAAGTATACAGTCAATGATGGATTTTTAGGATTTTTTGTGAGACGGAGGATTTCTTCAATTCTAGGAACACCACGCGTCACGTTTGATTTACTAGCAACTCCACTAAGGTGAAATGTCGAAAAATGTTTTATAGAAATTCTTACTGCATTTTTGCAGCCGTACTAGAATTTCACCTGTTCTTTCGAGACAGGACCAGACTTTACCTTAAGCCTTCATTAGGAATGATTAATTCCCTCAGACCCACTACCGTCAAGTCGTTGAACCTTCCCCATACTCTTATCATAACGAGTTTAGGGGCTTGGCTGCGGATTGCCTCTCTTCTTTATCATTTTTACCATCGGGTTTGTCTATTAAACAAGATCCCCTATCCGTTGTTTCCAACAATAGGGTGGTAGATAAAGATTCTTTAGTTAGACTCATAAGTCGTAACAAATAAGGTGTCCCCGCAATTTGGAAGTGTCGCACAATAATTTTATTTATTGCACTAGGGAGTAGCACGCTTTACACGCTCCCTGTTGCCGACCCATTTCATTTAATCGGCAGCACAAATACTATTATATAAATCAAAGTTTCGTGTATCCTCTACTGTTAAATCATAAGCGTATTGTGTAGGATTTTGAACCTCTTCTATAGAAACAATTTCGTCAAATTCTAAATCTTTCATACGCATATCACGCTGTTCCATAATCAATTCTCCATTAACAATATTTGGTATTTTCATGTCTTCTAGAGAATATTCATATTTGAAATATTCTTGTTTTAATAATATTTCTACTCTATCTTGTTTTTCTTTTATTTTAATATTTAATAATTCTGCTAATTTTTTTGATTGTTTATTTTTAATATCCAAACTATAAGGTTGTTTTTTATATTGAATTGTATGATTATTTTCTTTTCTTTTATTAATTTTGTAAATATTACTTGATACTCCCAAATTTTTTAACATTATCATTACATCAGTTAATAATTCTTTAGAACAAGACCAACATTGAATACTGTTAACACGTAATGTTCCATTTTTATTTTTGTGAATTGAAAGTGAACCATCACCACCAATATAAGCATCCAAAAACCCTAATATACATTCTTTATTTGAGAATACTATTTTTTCTGATATATATTTTTTATCACTTAATCTTCCACATAAATTTTCTAATATATTACGTAATATAGTACTATCTATTTTGATATCTTGACTTTTCCAACCTTCTCCACCACGATCTTTTCTTACACGTTTTTTGTTTGAAATATTCCATTTATTACATAATTCTTCAATAGGCTTTAAATATTCATCATTATTATTATTTATACTTATTGAATTTTTATTCATAGAACCTTCAGCAGCATAAGCACCAACTAAATATCCAAATTCATAATTTAATGGAATGTTTTCAGGAATAGTATATTTAGAACAACCCATACTTTTCATATAAACATTACCAGGTAATATATATTGTGATTTATTAGATGTTTTTCCTTTTCGTGGATTTTCATTAAATAATTCTAATAAAGTTGAACTAGAACTATGAGGAACAATAAATGATTTATTTGCGTGATTTTTCCACCAATGTAATTCTCCAAACAAATTTTTTACTTTTTCTAATTCATCTCCATATAAATATTCATTTGGTGGAAGAATTTCACGGGTATTAAATATAAATGTTTCTTTATATTCTAATGGCTTTCTAGAACAAGGTAAATAATCTCCTACTTTCAAATCTTTTCCATGAACTTGTTGAATCTTACCATCAATCAATTGTAAAAATGATTTTGCTTTTGTTGCTGTAACTTCACGATTTCCTTTTGTAATTACTTTTAACATTGTATTTGTACTATCTTCATTAATAACTGGGTGTTGAGTAACTGCTTCGATACGTCTCCATACTGTTTCACCATTTTCTGTAGCACAAGGAACTTCATAAAATTCTGATAATTCTGCATAAGTTGTATCTTTATCTTCCATATAATCTATTTTGTTGGATAATTTTGTTTGTTCTTCTGTAAATTCTCCAATTTTTTTCTTGAAAATCTCTTTTTGAGAATTCCTTACCAAAAGGTGTGTATCAAATGTTACAGAATTTAAGGTGTTATGAATAATGACTGCATAATCAGTCATGAATGTTTGATTACTCGGAACTGTAAAATCATAGACATATTCTGTTTGGTCTGGTGTATATCTTTCTATTTCAATAATTTCATCCCAAATTACATTTGAATTCGCTGCTTGTTTTAATATTGATACTTCATATTCTATTAAATTGGCTTTTTTATGGGATTCAAATATTTCAATATATTTTTGTAAAGTATTTCTACCAATTGGTTTATCAACAAATTCTTTATTAAATCTTTTATATTTTATTTTTTCTGGTAAATTTAATATTAAACCGCATTTTGAAATTATTGAATTTACTCCTTCAATTCTATCTATATACTCTGCAAACCCTTTAAATGATTTATTATTTCTATTTTCATAACTAATTAAATTATTTAATTTTTCATTATGTAGTAATGAACCGATATTTTCTTTATATAAAATACAATATTTAGATGAAATATTTATATTAAACATATTTATTTTGTTATCTGAAAATGTTCTAATACAACCAAATATTCCAAAATAATTAAGTAATAATGCAATATCTTTAATAAGCTGAGAACTACGACTACAAACGCTAATAGCATGTGTATTTTTATCACATCTAAAATGTCCATCGCCATCGAAATATGATTGTATTAATCCTGCTTTGAATTCATTTGGTGCTAGAAAAGCAAAATCAGGTACATGTTTATCAAATGAACCTTTATTACAAGTATTCAATATAATATCAGCAAGTTCTTTACAATAAAATGAAATATCTATACCTTTGTAATATTTTTCACTACCTAAAATTTGTGCTGATTTTTCTCTTACTCTACATTTTTTATTAAAACGAGCTGCAAATTGTTTAACATTTTCAATAAAATATTCTGAAATATTTGTAATAGTAATTGAACCAGTTATTTTTCCCTTATTTGATGATAAAGAACCTTCTGCCAAATAAGCACCAATAAACCAACCAAATAAATAATCTAATTCGTATGTTTTACCGTCAATTTCAATAGTATTTTTGACAAAAGAATTATCAATATATTTTGCTACTGGAATTCTCATACCAATTGTCATATCTGAACCTACAATTGGTTTAACGGTTTGGTCTTTACGAATCAAATGAGAATGACTCATAGTTGTGGTAACTACACGACCACTCTTTGTTTTAACACGAATCATATCTCCATTTACAATATGACGACTCACATGTGAAATTTTGTTCCAATGTGTTTTTTCCTTTTCATCTACGCCAATAATGTAATATTCATCATCTAGTGTTTCTAAAATGGTTTCTACACTATCTTTATGTCCTGTATCAAATGTATATTCTGGTAATGCTGTAATAATATTGTCACAAATTGTTCCTATTTCATCAGAAATCATTTCTGGAATTTTTGTTGTTTTATTTATTTTTATAATCTTTAATTTTTCGCTACGTAATGCACTTAATTGTGTAGTTGGCTCACCCAAAGACTGACCCGCCAACACACCTACCATTTCTCCCGGATGAACGATCGCTTGTTTGTATTTCAAAACAATCGTTTCCAATAATAATACTAATGCTGCATTGTGGAAACGTTTATTTATCAAAAGATCTTTGGGTGTCAAATAAAAGTAATAAAGAATTTCAAATAAAGAATTGGGTTGAACGTAATGTATTTGTTTTAATTTTTCATAATATTGTTCTATCAAATCAAATGCTTCCATTGGAGTAATATCTATAATAGAATTTGAGTTCAGAGACATTTGTCCTTGTATGTTTGCAATCAAATTTTGAAATGCAACCGGAACTTTTACTGAATTTTCATTTTTATATTTGAATACATTGTTTACAATTTTGGTTTGTGTATCAATCATTTTGTCAATATATTTTTGACATTTTGTTTTTGTTTCTGTTCGTTGTTTTCTTACGCGGGTCTGTGTTCCTTTTGTATAAACTTCTAACAAGCTATTTTCTTGGTCGTTAACTCCTAGAATATCATAATGAGAATAGATATCTTCAATACTCATCCCTACTAGTGGTAGTATTTGATTTTCGACTTTTGTTGAATCGAACCCATCATCCCCGTAAGAGAATTGAACGATTTTTCCCATATTATTACGAACAGTCATATCATATTCTACACGTAAATCTTCTAGACCTTTGATTAATCTTCGCTGGATATATCCAGTCGTACTGGTTTTACATGCAGTATCAATTAGCCCGATACGACCACCCATTGCATGGAAGAATAATTCAGGTGCAGTTAATCCCGAAATATAGGAATTCTCAATGAAACCACGCGCAACTGGTGAGTCATCGAATTTATTGAAATGTGGAAGAGTACGATTATCAAATCCATAAGGAATTCGTTTTCCATCTACATTTGTCTGTCCCAAACAAGAAATCATCTGTGAGATATTAATAAGTGTTCCTTTCGAACCCGAATTTACAATCATCAAGAAACGATTATCTTTACTAAGAGATTTACGACCAATTTTACCTGCTTCTTCATTCGCCTTATTCAATTGTTTATTGATATTACTTTCGAATTCTACCATATTTGAACTTGCCGAATTGTTTTCAAAAATACCCAAATGGACTTTCTCAATCAATGTCTGTACTTCCTGTTTTTGTTTTGTAATTGCTTGAATAATAGAATCTTGTGTTTCTCTATTTGAAATCAAATCACTAATTCCTACACTAAATGAACTCGATTTCATATATTCTGTTACTACGTTTTGTAAATCATCAATAAAATCCGCTGCTTTCATATTACCAAAATCATTACAAATTCTATGGATAATACCTTTTGTAGTAGAACCTAATGACGACTTTTCAATCTGCCCTCGGATATATTTTCCATTACGAATTTCCAAGACATTATTGGATGTTCCGAAATCTTCGCCTTCTTCTTCATATAATTTTGTTTTGTATTTCAATGTCAATGGTGACATAATTTGGGATAATACATCGAAACTCGAAATCTCCTTTTTATTGCGTAATGCCTCTGTATCTACTCTTGGAAACATCATCAACAAGTTCATTGCTTCACGGGGTGTGAATTTGATATTGGGTCTTGTGAATCTATATGAACCTAAGAGGGAATCCTGATAAATACCAATAATAGGGGAGTTTGAAGAAGGGCTAATCATTTGGAGGGGGGTTGCTGCTAGATGTCTTAATTCTGTTTCTGCTAATACGCTTTGTGGTATATGACAATTCATTTCATCTCCATCGAACGTGACTGCATTTATCGTAACAAATTATTTTGTATTTTTTATTTTATTTTTTAGTTACGATAAATACAGCACCCCCATATGTTTCCATAGGGGACGGACTGTATCTTAAGCTCGTTCAAGGTGGCTAACCTATCATTACGAACCAACACCCGTTCAGTCTCTGAATGCCTGTCATATCCTGCCAAACGGACTTAGACAGTAACACTGCGGATTGCCCAATCCTCTACATTATTACTTTCGGGTTCGGATATTAACCGAGATCCCCTTGGTTTGTTTCCAAACTAGGGTAGTAGTAGAGGCTCTAAGGGGTTTCCCGAACAGCAAGGTGTTTTGCAAAGCATGGAACCTACGGTTCCCCTGCGACCCCTCCCTCATTTATAATATTTTGAGGATTCTTACTCGTAAGGATGGGGTTGCAGGGGAAACCTTGGTTTCCCTGCTTCACTAGGGAGTTGCACGCTTTTAACGCTCCCTGTTGCGAACTTCGATGGTTTAGTTAAAAACTCACTGCATAATTGTAGTCGAAAATTTTATCCGCGTTGTATGGTTTTGTGTTACAAACGTTCATTCTAAAAGTATCCCCAACTTTCATTACCTTTACGATGTGTCCCATCATAGACATTCTGTGTAAACTAGGTTGTCTATTAAATAGGACACAATCTCCATCCATCATATGACGATGAACCACATCACCATCTTCTAATCTAATAGAACCACGATCAACATATCGCAAAGAAATATTCTCCCCGTTACTGCGTTCCAATATTTTAGCACCCGGATATTCTTCTGGACCATTCTCTACTAATCTTTTCAAAAAGTCGCGATTACGGTCATTTACAACAATCGGTTTCGTAATATTCATAGCAATCTTACGAGGAACACCTAATTGTCGAATAGATAAATTAGGATCACCTGTAATAACGGAACGCGCACTGAAATCCACACGTTTCCCCATCAAATTACCACGAATACGGCCATTTTTATGATTAATACGTCCCATAATACATTGAAGAGGACGTCCAGAACGCTGTGCCATTGGAACTGCACCTTTCACTTTATTATTCACAATCATCGCAATAAAATACTGCAAAACTGTAGTTAAACCCTCAATAACATTTGGAGAAGCATTGTTTGCTACTTTGTCCGCCAAATCGCGGTTTGTTTTTATAATATTACTATAAATATGAGTTAAATCATCTTCACTGCGTTGTTGGGCGTCGTGTTTTACTGAAGGACGAACTGCAGGAGGTGGAACAGAAAGCACTTGACAAACCATCCAATCAGGTCGAGACCAAATTGGACTAAATCCCATAAAATGTACGTCTTCGTCTGAAATGCGCTTGAAAATCTTCAATATGATTTCTGGTGTTAGACGAATACTAATTTTACGGGATTCATCTGCATTTTCAGTATCGATATTTTCCCAAATTGCAAAAAGAGATGCCATTCCCTCCATCTTGATCTTGTCAGGTTGCTTGCAACCACATCCGTCTTCAGTACTATCACCACAACGCTTAATTTTCGAAGAAATTGCTGAAACATAATCCCATCTATGTTCGGCATTAATCTCCAAAACATGTTGATGTTGACTTTTGTTTACTAACAATTTACTGCATTTAAAGCAGACGCATTTACAAATTTTTATAATTTCACGGATATGCTGTATGAAAAACACAGGACGGGCTAATTCAATATGACCGAAATAACCAGGAGTATCAATATATGTCAAACCATCTGTAGGGCATATTAGACCGGGTTCTAATACGCCCATTCTCGGATCAAACAACCCTCCAATTACTGGTTTATTATTTATATATGTATCACGAGAGATAACCTCTACAACCGAATTTTTCCTTATTTCTTCGGGTGATAACATACTAAATTGAATACCAATAATTTTAGAAGGAGGTTTTCCATTATTAGATTTTTGAGACGACATAATGATAATACTATAATATAATGCGGATATTTTTTATATCCTTTCTTATTTATTTCTTAAATCAATTTTTTCTAGATTGTTCGAACTTCCATTCTTTGAAAATAAAATTTTGAATGATTATGATAAAAATCATATTTTAATAAAAGATATTAAATATTTTTATGGAGACGACACTCATGATGGTGATGGATATAAACTATATCACAATATTTCATTTCTTTCTAATGGAATATATGAAATCCATATTGAAAAAATGCTGACCAATAAAATAGAAACTTATACGTTGTAATAAAATCATATTCGCATTGCAATATTTAACTTATATAATCTTAAATTTCAAAATAGTAAATTAGTTTTCTATACTGTTTCATTATGTGCTTATAATAAAATATTAATGTATATTATTATATAAGAAAAAGTTTTATCTATAATAATAAATATATGAATAAAATATAGTAAAGAAAAAATGGGATTTTTAGATTTTATATTCTCTACTGCGGCAAGAAAAGGTGCAGAACAAAGTAATAATGAAATAAAATTTGATAATTTTGTTCCAAAAGCAAAAGACAAAAATATTCTTACGGTAATACCCCAATGTAAATATGAAGAATCTGGATGGTTTGGTAATTATACTGTAGATATAAATGAGGTTACAAAGGGTAATAAAAATGTTTCATATATGCATCTGGATGTGGCATATTTGGAATTATATGATTATTTAGTAAAAAAAGAAATAATTATAAAAAAATTTGGAGCTGTCTTTGTTATTACTTTTGATAGTATTTATACTATTAATGAAAAATCAATTGAAATATCTACATTAAGCAAAATAATAAAAAAAGAAAATCCTGATTATCCCAAAATATTGAAATGTTATACCATAGATTATAAAAAATTATCTGAATTGTTAAAAAATTATAAATATGATTATACTGATGAAATAAGAGACCCAATTGGTATCATAACCGACCAAAAAAATAAAAAATCACCAAATAAGGGTGGTAAAAAAAACATAAAACATAAAAAGAATAAAACAAAAAAGAGAACATTAATCAAATTCTAATAAATTATTTACAATTTTATTATTATTTATACAAGTGAGTTGCTGTGTTAAATAATCAATAGTCATTATTTTATGCTGTAAATCTTTTTCCATTTTTGCTATAATTAATCTTTGGTTTTGAAGAGTGGTTTTCATTTTTTCATTTTCAACATAATAATTTGCTTTATTTAAATTTATTGTAGAAAGCCAATTTTGATGCACTTTTGTTTTGGTATGTGATGCAAATACACTACGAGATTCGTATATTTTATCTTTTCGAGAACAACAAGAACATTTTATACCTCTTGTTATACATGGAATCTTATCAATATAATTTCCTAATTCGTCAATACTTGGAGAATAAAGTTCTGGTTCTAGTGTTAATTCCATTTTACAATAATATAAATCAAATATTTTTATATTATTTTAATAATCTATATCTTCATCTTCATTCAATTCTAAAAAATTATCGACATTTTTTTCAAGATATATATCCATATTGTTAAAAAATATTTCTTTATCATTTATTTTCAACAACACCTTTTCAATTTTAAATTTATCATTTCTACATAATTCTAATTCTTTATTTATATCATAAAAAAAATCAGATATATACTGGGGTATTTTTTTATATCTATTCATTCTTTCCATAGTATAATTAATACTACTTTTGTTAGAGGGTTTTTTTTTATAACAAAATTTATAAAATTTATATATTAATTCATTATATTCTGTATATTTTGTTAACAAATATTGTTTTATAGATTGTTTTAATAATATATTTTTTTTATCTATATTTAATTCATAAAATATTGGTTCTTCTGAATCTAATGTTAAAATACATGTAAATATTTTTTTATTGTTATATTTTTCATAATTTTTTTCATCCTCAGGATTACAATTTGATATTATAAAATTATTTAATATTGACTCACATATTATATCATTAAAATTTAATTCATTAAATTGTGGTTTAATTATAAAATAAATCACATGATCTTTAGAATATCCTATTATAGTAAATTCGTTTGTTATTTTAAAACTATTATTATTTTTATTCCCAATAAATAAATTATGATGTATATTATATTTCATATTTTTTATTTGTAATTTTTCAGTCATATATTTTTTGTATTTAAAGTATGTTTTATTAATTTGTTCTATTATATCGTAATGATTTTTTATACTTTTTCGTATTTCATCATATGAAGAATTATCATTAAAATTGTATTCATTAAAACATCTATGACAAATACATTTATTTTTTTCCGTATGTTCTTTGTTTATTTCATTAGAAGAATGATCATAACAATACATAATAGAATAAATATCCATTATTGATATATCAGAATAAGAACCTCTATCAAATATATTTTTTATAAAAAATAATACAATGCATTCTAAAGGACATAATAGAGGCAATTTATATATTTTGTTATATTCTATTATTTTAAATTGAATATTTTTTATAATATCTTTAAGAATGATTGTATATTTATAATATTTTGTATTTTCATTCGTATCAAATATTAATAATGGTATTTCATTATTTTCTTCAATGTTTTGTTCCTTAATATATTTATCTATTTCTCTTAATTTTTTATTATATTCTTTATAATTATAATATGTAATCTTTTTATTAGATAATTTGTTCAAAATATTATAAAATTGATTTGAATATATTTGATTTTCTGTCATTAATTCATATTGTTGAATATTTAACAAAAAATAATATTTAAAAACATTGTAACGAATCATATGATGACCCCAATCTATTATATTTTTAATATTTTTATTGTCGGGTAATAATTTTTTATAATTGTTTGGTTCTATAATTGTATTATTTATTTCAGTAAATATTTCATCAATATTATTTATATAACTTTGAACTTTTGATAATCTATTATAAATACTAATTGAACCTAAATATGGTTCTATATTTTCGTCTTCTTTAATTCCTAACTTTTTGAATCTATTATAGATATCATCATTATTAATTTCAATACCAATATAAAGTGATTTTTTTTGTCTTGTTATTGCTACATGTAATAATGATTCATACATTAAATTACATTTTTTTTTACTAAAAATTGTAAGTGTTTGTTCTGTAAGTCCTAATACAAATACTACTTCACATCCATTACCTTTTGAAGAATATATAGATAATATTCTTGATGCATTTTCAGATTCTTTTAAATTTATTGATTTACCTTCATCTGATTTATGTAAATAAATATATTTATAAAATTTATTATCATTTATTTTATCTTTCCAAAAATCGTTTGATTTCAATATTTCTTGATAATTGATATCATTAAATTTTTTAATCCAAAACTCTTGTATTCTTGTTTCTAATAATGATGCAAATGTATTTCTCGATAAAATTGGAAATATAAACATAAAATTATTTGGTAAATAATTATATTTACTAATTTCTGTATCCATAAATGAAATTATTTTTTCAATATTATTATCTATTTTATCATAATTATATTCACCTGCGTATATTTTTTCAATTTCAAAAAGATTATAAGGAATAATATCATTTTCGTGATTATATTTACAACAACCATCACATATTTCGGTAATTGGTGGTAACCCATATTTATCAAAAGGAATAACATCATTTACAAAATTAATAAAATGTTTATTGTGAAAACGCATAACTTTATTTATACCATTGCTTTTTTCAATATGAGAATCTAAATTATTGACATCAATATATGTATGAATATTATGTTCTCCCCAAATACTTTGTAATTTATCACCAATAACATAAACATCAATATTTGTATGAGTTACTATAGTATTAAATGCTTCAATATATTCTTCACCTAAATCTTGTGCTTCATCAATAATAATTAGACATTTTTTATTAAGAGATGGATTTTTACCAGCGTAGTTTATTTTACTATCTTTTGTTGAAAGAAAACCATTTTTTATAGTTTTAACAATTCCTTTAAAATAATCGTTGTGTTTTATAATTTTATTTTTATCAACTATTGCATAATTAAACGAATCTATAGTTCCAATTATAATTATAATTTCTTTATTTGTTTCTTTATTAAGACAAGATATCTTGTATTGTTTTCCTGTATTATTATCATTTTCTACTATTTCTAATATATTTAATTGACCTCTTTCCTCTTGTTCTTTTAACTCATTATAAATAACCTCTTTTGCTGAATGCATTTTTGTAAGATAAATATATGTTTCTTTTTCAATAAATCGTTTATCCATTTGTATAAGTTGTATACTTTCATATGTCTTTCCACATCCTGCTCCTCTTTGATTAAAATAAATTATTCCTTTTTCTAATGTTTTTTCGATATTTATTTCTCGAATAATACATTCATCGCATATTTTTTCACGGATACATTCTAATTTAATAGACTGTAAATCATAATTATTAAAAACCTCTATTAATTTTAAGGCATTTATTTCAAACCACGGTTCAGGTCTATCTCCTGTTTGTGTTTTATGTGTATTACATATTTCAAATATACATAAAATTTCATTATCTTCAATATATGCTACATCAGCTATTTTTAAACCATTATATTCAAACCTATATTCAATAATAATTGATGATTTTTCTGAAATTTCCGGAATATCATATTCATCTAATTTATTACATTTAATACATTTATTATAAATTGTTAACGGTATTTTGTTTTCAAGAATATATTTTAATAGTAGTTTTGCATTTTTATGAATTTGCGATTCATTTGGACTATTATAAAAATTACATTTTAAATCTTCTTTGAAATGTGCAAAATGATGAACTCTTATTTTTCCTTGACGAATTATAACATCTTTTCCACAATCAATACATATAAATTCATCTTTTTTATTTGCTTGGGTTGGATGAGTATATTTATTTGTTTTCTTATTAATTGCTCCCAATCTTATTAAATCATTCATAATGTTATTATTTATATGAAAATATTTTTATATTATTTTCAAATATGTTTTCATTAAAGGGAAGGGGGTCATAGGATTGGAATGGAATGTAGATTCCCTACAAAATTGATTCTAAAAGATTTTTTATAAATTACATAAAAGAATAGTTATATATTATTATAATGTCTAGTAACGCTAAGAATAACAGCATGATTTCTATTGATTCTTCTAAAAATAAGGATAATAAAAAAAAGGAAACTAAGGAGAATAAACTTAAGAAAAATGATGCTGATTCCGATTCTGATAGCGGTGGTGATGAATCTGAATATGATTCTGATAATTCAGATGATTATGAAACAATTTCGGATACAGATTCTTCATATAGACCTCCTACTAAAAAAAGAATAAATAAAAGGCGTATTGTAGATACGGAAGATGAAGAATCTGAAGATGAAACTGATTACACAGAAGATGATGAAGAAGAAGAATCTGATGAAGATGATGATCATAATAAAGAAGGTCCTATTGATGAAGCAGAACTCCAAAAATATATTTCACGAATTTTTCCTTCTAAGTATATGAAAGATCGTGCTAATAAATCTAGTAAAAAATATGATAAGAAATCCGATAAGAAATCAAATAAAAAATCTGATAAAAAATCGGATAAGAAAACAGAGAAAAAAAACGACAAAAAATCGGATAAGAAAACAGAGAAAAAATCCGATAAGAAATCAAATAAAAAATATTCAGATACTGAAGAATCTGATTATGATGATGAAGATGAAGAAACGAATGCAGTAAATGATAAAGGACAATATGGATTTATCTTTACATTAGATGGAGAAGAAGAAGATGATGATTGTGTTTATAATGAAGAAGAAGATGATGCAGAATGTAATAGTGAAGATGAAGAAACTTTTATGAAAGAAAATTACCAAAAACTCGAACCTGTAACATCTCCTGAAACAAATGATAAAAAGGATAAGAAGGATAAAAAAACTAAAAAAAATAAAAAAGATAAAAAGGATAAAGAAAAAGACGTTGATATTGATCTAACAGATGTAGAGCAAGAATATCTTGAATTAGTGGATACTAAAAAGGACTTAGTTGAAGCTTATCGTGCCAAACCTAAAAGTAAAATTTTAAAAGAAGCTATTGCGGATTGTGATGAATCCATTAAAAAATTGGTTAAAAAATCTCGTGCCAAAAATGCCAAAACTTATCATAAACTCATTCATGATGATAAAAAACGAACGAATGAAATAGACTATTTTAAGAAGAAACTTTCTAACAAAGAACAATTACGTGTTATGAAAGATTTAAAAGAAATAAATAAACATATTAATATTGAGAAACCTTATAGACTTACCTTGTTAGATACAAAAATGCCTGCTAAATTCAAGGCCATTGCACTTCAAAAACTCAATATTTTGAAAACAATGGAACCCGGTGATAATGAATATTATAAAATCAAAAATTGGGTAGATACTTTTATGCGTATTCCATTTGGAGTTTATAAAAGTTTATCTGTAAAAATGGATGATGGTATGGATATTTGTAATGAATTTATGGAAAATGCCAAGACAACTTTAGATACTTGTACTTATGGTTTAAATGATGCTAAAATGCAAATTATGCAATTTTTAGGTCAATGGATTGCGAATCCTGCATCTTTAGGTTCAGCAATTGCTATTCATGGTCCTATGGGTACAGGTAAAACCTCGATTGTTAAAGAAGGGATTAGTAAGATTTTAGGTCGCGAATTTGCGTTTATTGCATTGGGAGGTGCTGGTGATAGTAGTTTCTTAGAAGGACATTCATATACTTATGAAGGAAGTTCCTGGGGACGTATTTTACAAATTATTATTGATAGTAAATGCATGAATCCTGTCATTTATTTTGATGAGTTAGATAAAATTAGTGATACTCCTCGTGGTGAGGAAATTATTGGAATTTTGACTCATTTGATTGATACTTCTCAAAATAGTCAATATCACGATAAATATTTTTCGGAAATTGATTTTGATTTGAGTAAATGTCTTTTCATATTTAGTTATAATGATGAAAGTAAGGTTAATCCAATTTTGCGTGATCGCATGTATCGTATTCAAACAAAGGGATATGAATCAAAAGAAAAAATAATCATTGCCAAAGATTATTTATTACCAAAAATAAGAGAACAAGTTAATTTTGCAGAAGGTGATGTCATTATTCCAGATGATACCGTTCAATATATTGTATCTAGTACTTATTTGACTAAAAATGAGTCAGGAGTTCGTAACTTGAAGCGTTGTTTGGAAATTATTCATACAAAACTTAATCTGTTCCGATTGGTAAAACCAGAATCCGCGCTTTTTGGGAAAGATATGAAAATGGAAGTTAAATTTCCTTTTACAGTTTCTCGTAAGGATGTTGATATTCTTATTAAAAACGAAGAAGAACAAAATCAGAGTTTGTTGGCTATGTATGTGTAAAATATTTTATTTTACGGGGATTTTTATACATACTTTTACGGGGATTTTTATACATACTTTTACGGGGATTTTTATACATACTTTTACGGGGATTTTTCTATTATTTTTTAATGAAAAAATATCAAAAGGTCAAAATCGTAGGGTCCCCCCTGCTATTTTGTAATATTTACTACTTTGTATAATAAAATGGAAGATTTTTTGGAAAAAGTACAATTATTAATTGTCCTTTTTTGATTTTCTGAAAAAGAAATTTACAAAGGCCCTTAAAAAAGTGTATTGAAAGCATAATGCAGTAAATCCAGAAAAAATGTCCGAAAAATTGTTAGCATAAACTTTTTAGGTAATTTTACGGAGAATTATCTAGGGGGGTTTAATGTAATCGTATAATGATTACATTAAAAACTAAAACCCTAAATTTAATATATAACCATAATAGATGTTATAATTTTTATTTTTTAAACAAATTATTTAAATAAAATATAAAAATAAACCTCAATATAAAATTGTAAAAAACTTGTAAATAAAGATTGTATTATTAAATAATAATATAAAACTTATTTAGAAGTTTTTTTTGTAATCTTATTATATATAAAATGGATTTCAAAAAAAACCCTAAAACTCCCAAGGAATATAATTGTGTTGCCTGTAATTTCAAAACAAAGCATAAAGGCGATTATAATAAACATTTATTGACTCCAAAACATATAAATATTATTGAATATGGTTCAAAACCAATTAAAATATACAATTGTGAATGTGGTAAAGAGTATAAAGATAGACAAAATTTATATAGACACAAAAAAACTTGTAAATTTGATTCAATTATTGAAGAATCTAACAATATTACTGTTAATATGATTATAGATATAATTCAAAAAAATCAAGATATTTTGAAAGAAAATCAAGAAATAAAAAAGTTATTATTAGAACAAAATAATAAAGTTTCAGAGCAAAATAATAAAGTTTCCGAACAAAATCAAGAATTCAAAGAATTACTTATCCAACAAAATAAACAGATCCAAGAACAAAACAAGGAACATAATGAATTAATTAATAAATTTATTGAAAGAGAACCTACTCAGATAATAAATACAACAAATAACAATAATAGTACTACAAATCAAAGCTTCAATTTGAATTTTTTCTTGAATGAAACCTGTAAAGACGCTATGAATATAAAAGAATTCCTCGATAATTTGAATCCAACATTGGACGATCTAGAAAACGTAGGTGAAAAGGGATTTGTAAAGGGTATTTCAGAAATCATTCTGAAAAGCTTGAGAGGAATGGAAGTCAATAAAAGACCCATCCATTGTACTGATATAAAGAGGGAGATCGTATATCTGAAAGAAGACGATAAATGGAACAAAGATGATACCAATAATTCCAAAATGAAAGAACTAATAAGGAAAGTAGAAAACAAAAATTTTTGTAATATTTGTGAATGGCAGAATAATCATCCTGATACAAGAATTCTAGATTCTCCGGATTATATGAAACAGAATATATTGATAGACAAATCATGCGAAGCAGTAAATAATGAAGACCGTGTCCGTGGAAAAGTATTGAAAGAATTGCTGAAAGAAATCCATGTAAATGGTAAATAAGTTTCATGATTTCAAACATATGAAAATTTTATTATGTTTTTCAATATCACAGTAAATATCATTATATATAGATTCTGAAACCGTTCTGTAAAGAAGGATTTTCTTTCAAAATATAATAGCGTTTTAAATATATTTTTTAGGTATATTTGGATATAATTGTTCCAATTCTTTGTATAAAATAACCAATTCGTATTTTAATCGAACAATTTTTGCTTTGTAGTGTTTTAATACTGAAATAATATTATTCGAATATAGTGTAATAATATTATTATAGTAATAAAATACTATAAATATAAATTTATGAATTAAACCTATCCTATTTGCATATCAGCACCAGTTTGGTTTCCTCCTCGAGTTTTCAATGCATTACTCAAATCTTTATCTAAACATAAACTACCTAAAGAATTAGACAATCCCGAACTATTTCCAAAGCAGGAAGGATCACCTTTCAATTCAGAAAATTTATCAATAGTATTATCAGCAACATATGGTTTGCAAAATAATCCATTGAAACCATCTACTTTCGTACAGCTAGCAGTGTTATTATTTATCAAAAAATCGTTAATACTAGATTCAGTATTAGGAGATCCATTTGTATTAGAATAGTTATAATTACTAAATCCTTCATAAGGAAATTCTTTCGAAAATATAGTATCTGGTGAATAAGGATGAACGATAGTAGTAGAAATCATTAATGTTGATACAATTACAGCAATAAATATAACTGCAACTAATACATTTATTGAATTTGTTTTCATTATTCTGGATATACATTATAACACGAAAATTTATTCAAAATAAGAAAAACAACTTAGAAAACTAACATTTTTAATTACATAATAATCAAAATGAATAATGAAGAACGGCTAAATTTAAAACGCTTATTAGATAACTCTAATTGTGATGATAATACAAAGATTATTCAAAAACTGAAGCATAGTGTTCTTATTCGTGATGATATTCGTAAAATAGAAAATTTGAAAATGAGTAATTCAGAGTTGAAAACCAATGACATATATGGTTTTATAGATTTATGTAAAGAAGAATGTCGTTTTTTATATGATAATTATACGGATATTTTCAATAAATCGGTTGTAGACGAATTAGATCTTACAATAATGACAAAATTATTAACTATTTTGAAGTTAATAGAAGATAAAAAAATGGATCAACACGAAGGTTCTGTAATGGTCGGTAAATTATTAAAAGAATTATATGTAGATTCAGCAATGAAAAGAATAGAAAATTTAGATCGTGAAAACGCGTCAGATAAACCACTACCTGTGGAAGCGAAGAAAATTTCTTGGAGAGAATACAAACTCAGGGGAACCGATGGTTCCCCCTGAAACCCCCTCCTTTTATAATGTATTTGACATTAATCATTCGGTTAAAATCAAGTTTTTTTCTTTTAAGGGAGGGGTTTCAGGGGAACCGTAGGTTCCCTGACCCTGAAAAATTGATTTAAAAATAATATAAATACATCATTATAATAATTATAATATTAATACCAATAATGACATCTTTGTATAATGATCTCAAGAATTCTTGCAAAAATACTTCGCGTAATTTTGCAATTTTGAAAATAGCTTTTCCAAGTGAAGAAATTGCTTCAATGTATACTCAAGCTATTCAAAAACATAATGATTCTATAATTAACAACTATCATTGTGATGCAGGTTTCGATCTTTTTGTACCAAACAATGTAGTTTTCAATTCGGAGATTGATGATTTATATTCTTCAAAAATGATTGAAATGAAAGTAACAACAGAAATGATTTATTGCGATGTATCTAAGGATCAATTATCTCCTGCGGCGTTTCATCTTTGTGCTCGATCAAGTATTTCTAAAACACCATTGATGCTAGCAAATCATATTGGAATTGTAGATTCAGGATACAGAGGTTATATAATTGGAGCTTTTAGATGGTTAAAAAATCCAGAATCAAATAATAATCTTTATGTGGTAGAAAAAGGTACTAGACTCGTTCAAATTTGTCATCCTACATTATGTCCTATTTATGTAAAGGTCGTTAATGAAAATGAATTGACAGAAACATCGAGAGGTTCAGGGGGGTTTGGATCAACTGGAATATAACTCAGGGGAACCAAGGTTCCCCCTGAAACCCCCTCCTTTGAATAAAATAACTTGTCAAAACTTGATGTTAACCAAATGATTAATATCAAATACCAATTCAAATAACCTTATTTAAGGGAGGGGTTTCAGGGGAACCGTAGGTTCCCTGAGCTAATAATATTAAATGTTCGTGTAGTGTCATTTTTTGAAATATAAAAAAATTATCATATTTTATTTGATAAAATTTATAAGCTGGATTACGAATAACAATGTATATTCCATAATCTTTAAAATTTATATTAAAAACAATTCCTCCAAACATTTTTTGATCCTTACCATCCTCTTTTTTTTCATTTCTTATACAATGTATATGCTTACCAACATGTAATTCGCTAATATTATCTACAAATCTATACTCTTGAAGTAATTTACAATAATTCATAATTTTTTCAATGGGTAATTTTAATTTATTCAATTTATTATAGATTTCTTTTGTTATAGAATCGATCGTTTTATTTTCTAAATAATCATTTTTTACGTTCTCTAAAGATTCTAATAATTTTTTAATATCTAAATCGGAAAGAAGAGTAGGATCTTTCATTGCATTTTCAAATAATTCTTTTAAATCGATTTTTTTATTTATTTTTTCTGTCATTTTTTTATATTTTTATAATATCATTTTATATTTCTATTTTATTTTGTAAATTACAACTATAGAACGTGTTTAATTTTTTCTATATTTTTATGATGGTCTGGAAAAAATATTCTGATAACTTCCATAACAAACATATTTAATAGTAGGAAAATAGACATGCTAAATATAATTTTAGGATCATTAGGATGTAAATGGTTATTTTCACGGAATGGATTAAAACGTATGATTAAGAGAAAACAAACAATTGTATGTACAAAATAATTCAAAATGTTTATATAATTTATATTGATTGTAACAACACCAAATACAATAGCAAAATATATAATATGAAAAATTAAAAGTACTTTTATTAAATAATGTCCTGTTAAATCATATATTTTATCTGTTTTATTTACTATAAATTTAAATATATTAATCATTATTATAGTAATATGTTATATAATACTATAATAAAATAAATAATAATATACATTGGCTATTATGGAAAATATAATAAATGAAAAAACAATAATTGCAAAAAAATATAAAATTATTTCTAAATTGGGAGAAGGTAAATTTGGTCTGGTTTTCAAAGCAATAAATATAGAATCGAATGAAATAGTAGCAATAAAAACCGAAGAATTAAAAACACCTTATAAATTATTGAAAAATGAAACCAAAATTTTGAAATATTTATACGATCAAGGTTCTCGTTGTATTCCTATGATTTATTGGTATGGTATTTATTTGGATAAAACGTGTTTGGTATTTTCTTGTTTTTCATTTTCATTACATGATTATATTGAAAGCAAAGAAAAGATAGATATAAAATTAATATCAAATATAATGAAGTCCTGTATAGAAGTTCTAGAATCCATACACAAACATTATGTTTTACATCGTGATATAAAACCTCAAAATTTCATGTATCGAGATGGAGAAATTTATCTCATCGATTTTGGATTAGCAACTTTTTACATAGATGAAAATGGGAAACATATTGAAAATAAAAAAGATCATAATGAAATTATAGGATCTACAAGATATGCTAGTTATAATATTCATTGTGGGGATACTTATTCTCGTAGAGATGATATGATTTCATTAGGATATATGTATCTTTGGATGGTTCTCGAATACCTACCTTGGGATATTAATATTGAAATACAAATACCGGATTCAAATGGAAATGGAAATACAACTTATTTAGAAAATCATTTACTTCATCGTAAAAATGTATTCAAAAAAAAGAAAAAATCATGGGAATCAATAGATAAAATATTAATAGAAAAAAATATGAAAAATACGAATATATATCGATATTTAGATTATTGTTATCGTTTGGATTTTGAATGTTCTCCAATACATGAATTATTAGAAAATATATTTTAACAAACAATATAAAAGTATATTCTTACTATTAATCATATCAGGTGTAATACTATGAGTTCTACTACTGAAGAAACAGAAGTTCAATTGCAATCAGAAGATCGTCTCCTAGGTCAAGTCAAATGGTTTAATAATAAAGCTGGTTATGGATTTATTACTGTAAATGACGGAGAACATTCTGGAAAGGATATTTTCATTCACTATAGTACTATCCGTACTACAAATTCTCAATATAAATATTTGGTCCAAGGTGAATATGTAGAGTTCAATCTTGTAAAATCTACTACTGATAATCACGAATTCCAAGCAGTAGATATTTCCGGAATCAAAGGAGGTCCTTTGATGTGTGAAACTCGTAGAGTAAACAGAGAAGTTGAACCTAGAGAACCAAGAGAGCCTAGAGGTGAACCAAGACGTCGTTACAAGACAGTAGACGATTCTCGTCTTGCTAGAACAGAGGATGATGGATACAAGACTGTTCGCAAGAGAAGATCTGCAGCACCTAAGGCTTAATCATGTCAAGGGAATCAAATTCCTACTTAAATCCCTTTCAAAAAAATAAAAAATTTATATATATAAAGTAGAATATATAAATTTTTATGAAATTTTTATCCAAAGAAGAATTATTAGAAAAGTTTTCAAAAAGGAATACAAAGAGTTTTGATGCCTTTATGAATAAAGCAAAGGTAAAAACAAGTAAAAAAGTATTACCAATAAAGGATTATATTAAAGATAAAGATATAAACATTCAAAGTTTAAAATTATTATTTGAAAATATTCAAACAAGAGAGGAATATTTAACACGATTTTATAACTTATCTCTATTCGTCCATTCAGATCGATTCTCATTTTCTTCAGTAAAACCAATGAAAAATCTTCATTTCAATAATAATGAAGAATCAATATATAAAAATATAATACGTAATATGCATTGGAAAGACATTTTAAAAAATACAAAATCTGGTATTGAGAACGTTCCAACATTTTTAGATATGTTAGAAGATTTTTATCTGAATGACATTATAGATTATAAAATATTAACACCAAGTTCTCTTTATTACATGAAAGAAGGACGTATAGGAAGTATTTTTTCATCCTATTATTTTCGAGCTTCTATCATGAATCCATATTTGGTTTATTCTATAAACATGTCCGTATTAAAAGGAACAAAAATATTTACACCTACATTAGGTTGGTCTTCATATTGTTATGGATTTTTAGAATGTCCGAATGTAGTAGAATACGTAGGAACAGATGTGATACCAAGTGTTTGTAAAAAAACACAAAATTTCGCAGATAAACATTACCCCCAAAAAAATACGAGTATTTATTGTGAACCTTCAGAGCATCTTTTAGTTAATCCCCAATTTACGAATAAATATAAAAATCATTTTGATGTCGTTTATTTTAGTCCTCCTTATTATAAATTAGAAGAATATCCCGGAAAAAATCAGAGCATAGAACAATACAAAACATATGAAGAATGGTTGAAAAAATATTGGGAAGCAACAATACAATTATGTTATAAAGTTCTTGAAAAAGGAGGTAGAATTTGTTATATTTTATCGAATTATGGATCTGAAAATACAGGGGAATATTATGATATTGTAAAAGATACGACGAATATTACAAAAAAATATTTTAAATTAAAATCGATTCAGCCAATGTATAACAAAGATGTACATAATACAATGCATAAAGAAACGAACGAACAAATATTCATATTTACAAAACTCAGGTCAGGGAACCTACGGTTCCCCTGAAACCCCTCCCTTAAAAGAAAAAACTTGATGTTAACCGAATGATTAATATCAAATACATTATTAAAGGAGGGGGGGTCAGGGGGAACCGTAGGTTCCCCTGAATTACAAATAGTAAATTTCTAATTACAATATAAACAATGCATTTAAATTTTATTTTAATAGCTTTATTAATTTCACTATTATGGGGAGCTACACCAGTAGTAATAAAATCATTGACAAAGAAATTCGATATAACAACAATTATGTTCTTTCAAGGAACTTTATATTTTTTTTTTCTATTATGTTATGCATACAAGTATACAGATATAATTGGAAAAGATATACCGAAAATAAATCACATAGACCTATTCAAAATGTTTTTTGCTTCGGTAATAGGTGGTTTGATTGGTAATATAATGTATATTTACATATTGAATAAACACGAAAGTTACATAACAACTGCTTTAGTATCAGTTTCCCCTTTTTTTACATTAATATTAGCATATTATTTTACAAAGGAAAATATTACATTATATGGTGTATTAGGAGTAATATTTATTGTTTTCGGAATAATGTTAATAGCGTATAATGAAACTTGCGAACCACTTTCCCTTTTGAATCATGAATGGATGCGAGAACCTTTAATACCAATGAATCACGTATTTCCTTAAGTCAGGGTCAGGGGACCTACGTTACGTTCCGACCCCCCTGACCCCCCTCCTTTACACCTTTTCTCATTTAAAACGCCCATTTTATATTATAATTAAATAAATTGTAATATAAAAATATTACAATTAATTAATTAATATGTCATCTTGTAACGGAAATGGCGAATGTTTAATTCAATGTGATTGTGAATGTTATAATGAAGAAACTGACGAATATAATGAAGTATGTACTTGTGGTCATAGAGACCATAATGGTTATTGTCCGTCAAACTGTTGTGTTTTAGTTGAATGTAGAAATTATAAATATTGTAATGTAAAATACCCAAAACGGGTATTACTTTGTCATAATGGTATGTGTGTAAATTGTGCTATTCAAATGGGAAAACATACTTTTACAAATCAATTAGAAGACTGTTGTGTGTGTTTAGAAAATAAATTAATATTAATTTTAAAATGTAATCATAGAGTTTGTAATGATTGTTGGTATAAAATTACAGAATTTAGTAATAACGATAGTAACCCATTATGCCCTTTATGTCGCAATATAAATGACTGGAGTGAATAATAAACAATTTAATTAAGAAAAGGTGTAATAGTATTATTTATATTGTATTTGATATTGATCTTTTGGTTAATATTAAGTTTTAACAAGTTATTTTATTTAAGGGAGGGGTTTCAGGGGAAACGTAGGTTCCCTGAGTTTAAGGGGGACCTTGGTCCCCCTTCCAGCTTCCAAAAGAACAATGACGCCCATAATCTCCAAAACAATCTTTTTTATATTCTCCAGAAGGTTCCAATAATAAAATATTTTCGCGATCCGGATAACTCCAATAAGCACGAGTAACCAATTCAGGACCCGTAGTAAAATAAACGTAAACATGTTCTTTAGGGTCAGTATGTGTAGATTGTGCGGATTCGATTTCTTCATCAGTAATGTCAGGATCAACAATAAGATTTATAATATGTAATAAAAAAGGATGTTTAGGAGGTGCATAGAAAGCATAATTTCCCAATAAAATATCATTTTTTTCTACTCCCTTTGTTTCTATTGGAAATATACATTTTGTTCTGTCAAGTGTATCGAAAGATGAATGAATATCCATATCTAAATCTAAATATAACCCTCCTTGATAATAGATTATTAAATAACGAAAAAAATCGATTTTCTGAATATTATATTTAAAATTTAAAAATATTTCATAGTATTGTGGGAAATATTGTTTTACAAATATATTAATTTCTTTATCTGTAAAAAAAATGTTATTTACGTTTTGATTATGAGAACGCATTTTCATAATTAAATTATACATATGTTGTGGTATTTCTAACGATTTCCAAGTTTGAATAACAGTAAGAGACATAATATATGTAAAAATAGTAAAATATTTTTATATCCATTCTAATTTTTCATTTATTATTTGGATAGAACGATTTTCCATTCTAGTAGTTCCATTTTTTGCAATAAATTCAATAATCATATTTAATTTAATATTATCTAATGGTTTTGTAATAATAAAATCCACACCGCTTTTTATAAAATTCTCTTTTTCTTGTTTATCTTCTTCTCCTGTAAATCCTATTATTAAATTGTTATAAGACAAAGAACGTAATTCTTTTGCAACCATTACACCATCCATAATAGGCATATATTTATCTAAAAATACTATATTAATATTTTTTACTTCATCTAATATTACTTGTATTGCATCATTACCATCTATTGCAGTATAAATATAATTAAATATATCAAAATGTTTTAATAATTTATATAATATTTTACGATTTAGAATACTATCGTCTACTATTAATACATTATATTTAATATTATCACTATCAATAATTTTTAGTTTTTCACTATCAATAATTTTTAGTTTTTCACTAACATTAATCATATTTTTACTCATAATTTTTATATTTTTTATTTCATTATTATCTATAATTAAATATTTATTAATTAAAGAATTATCTTCACATACATCAAATGTAAGCTTAATAATAAATTCATTACCTATAGGTTCAATAAAATTATGGTCTATATTTCCACCATGAAGTTCTATAATACTTTTACAAATATACAGTCCTAAACCAGAACCACTTGTAGAATTAAAAGTTTCAAATAAATGTTCTTTGATATGCGGTAAAATATGGTCGTTGTTATCTCGAATATAAATAAATAATATTTGTTTATTTATAATTTTTGAGTGATTTAAACGTTTTACTATTGAAATAGAAGATGATTTATTTTTTTTGGGTGGTTGAGGTGTATGTGTAATCTCTTTTTTAATTTCAATTATAATTATTGATTCTCGAGTTAAATTACGATATTTTATTGCATTTTTTAATATGTTTATTATACAGTGTTTAATATTATATCTATCCCCATAATTCCATTCGTTTACATCTTTATCAATATTATAATTAAATAATACATTTGCTTCTTTAATATTATATTGAAGAAGAACTTTAACTTTTTCAAGCATTTTAATTAATGAAAAAGGTTCAAATTTATTTAATTCGATATTTCCATCTTGAATAACTGCAAATTTAGTAAAAATATTTTCCATAAATTCAATACTTTGTTTTAAATCTTTTATTGTATCATTAATATCGGTATTATTACATTCTAATAAATTTATTCCCATTGATATTGTTGATAATGGAGTTCGTAATTCATGAATAAACATTTTAAGATAAATATTTAAATCGATACTTATTTTATTCGTTTGTTTAAATTGAATTGTTAGTTCTTCTGTATTTTGTTCATAATCATATTTACTAACTTCTATTTCTGAGTTTAATTCTTTATTAGAATATTTTTTTGAATTATGAAAAGATGTATCTAAATTTTCAGTAATAATAAATTTTGATAATACTTTTTCTAATTTATTTTTTACTATATTCATAATAATATTATATAAATTATAATTATAATATTTTTATTTACAAATATTATAATTATAATAACAAAAATGAGTAAAATTGAATATTTTTTTTGAGAAATATAAATACGACAAATATATTAAATAATACATCAACGCTGATAATATGTGGCGACAAATGACAGAATTTGACTTGAATAAAGTACATGAAATATCTTTGGCACAATGGGGAACTTATTATTATAAATCAAAAGAAGTATTTTTGGATAAAATGAAATATTATCCAGAGGGTTGTTTAGTATACGAACAAAATAATCATATTAAAGGATATTTAATTTATTATCCTTGGAACGATAAAAAAATACCTAAATTAAATAAAAAAATAAATAGAACCAAAAATATAAAAATTAATTGTTATTATATTTGTGATATTGTATTGGTTCCAGAATTAAGAGGATTTAAAATAGGATTGAATATAATAAATAAAATAATTGAAGAACAACAAAATGTTTGTATGGTTGCACCGGTAACAACACAATATTATTGGAAAAGACATTTTGGATTTGAAAAGACAGGTATAAAATGTGATTATGGATTGCATTTACTCAGGTCAGGGTCAGGGAACCTACGGTTCCCCTGAAACCCCCTCCTTTACTAATATTATTTATATTGTATTTGATATTAATCATTCGGTTAACATCAAGTTTTTTCTTTTAAAGGAGGGGGGTTCAGGGGGAACCTATGGTTCCCCCGAGCATCGCATCAATAATCTCAGAAGGATATTTCATATCCTTCATTACCCGTATAGCCCCTTTAATTTTGGATATACCTTTTTTAATTTTATAAGTATAATGAAATTCCCCATTTTCGAGAACTTGTACGTCCATTTTATAATTTTGGACGTTTTCTGATTTTAAGAATTTTTTACATATTTTAATATAATGTGTTGTCAATATGAAATCTACGTTCTCAAACTTACCCAAATATTTTAAGAACGCATAACCAGCACGACATGCTTCTTCAGGATTTGTACCAGAATATAATTCATCGAATATACAGAAATGACGATATTTGGATTTATCATTATATTTAGATACAATATCAATAATTTCTTTACAACGTCTAGATTCTGCTTGGAAAAGGCTATCGCGTCCAGAAGTATCTGGAATATTCAAATAAGAATGAATATGAGAATAAGGTGAGAGAACTCCTGAAGAATAAAAACCACATCCGAGTTGTTGAGTAAAAATAATATTTAATGCGGTGGTTTTTAAAATGGTTGTTTTTCCCGACTTATTCGGAGACGATATAATCATATTTTTTTTAAAAGAGCAATCATTTTTAACGGGATTTTCATCCATCAATGGTGGATAATATTGATCTTTAAAAGAGCATTTTTCTTCATTGGAAAAATTTGAAATAGACACGCGTCCAGATACCAAATTTTCATGTACTCCAAATAAATTATCCAAATATCCTTGAAATCCTACAGAATATCGAATAGAGTTCTCATATTGTAGGTTTGAATTTAATTTATAAAAAATTTTAAGATAATACCCGAGTTCATTGAATTTCGACAAAGTAAATCGAAAAGGATAAACCGGTTTCAAATCTTCATGTATACATTCTAATACATGACAATGTTCTCGAACGATATTATAAAAGGGTTTGTATGTATTTACATTCTCAATTATATTTAAAAAATCCGACATTTTATTTATAGAATTTTCAATATAATATTTCAAATCCATTAAATGTTCGTTAATTTTAATAATATTCCTATAAAAACGATGACAAATTGATATATTTTGATATATTTGAATTCCGTAAAAAGCAAATGTCATAATTAAATAAGCGACTTTATCCCAACTAAGTGATGTCATTGATATCAATGCTTTTCCTAGAAAATGATTTTTGGCAACTGATTTGAGAACTTCTAAATAAATAGTGAAATTTATAGGAATCCTTTGTATTTTTAGAATAATAAAGGGTAAAATTATAAAAATAAGAGGTAATAATAAACTTATTAAGGGGGATATCACATTTGCCATTGTTAAACATTGTAGAAAAGAAGAAGACTCATTGAGATGTAACAAAAAGTTCCATTCCATATAACCATATTTCTCTAGAAAAGAAGAATCTTCTTTAATATCATTCCATATTTCCATGATTTTATCATATTTAGGTTCTCCAATAGTATTTTCATTTCTATATTTGTTTTTAATATTTTGAATATTATAGAGAACATTCTGAGAATCCTTTAAAAATGGGATATTCGTAGTATATTGATTCGACCAAGCTGGTATCATATTACGTCCAAATTCATTAGAAGGCTGAAAAAGGTTTTCATAAACAGAAAATTCAGTATCTGGTCTTAACAATTCCAGATCACTAGAAACAATAGGCGATAATGGATGTATTTCTTTTGGATCTAAATAAGTAATTGGAAGATGAAAATTAGTAGAAATAAATTTATTTTTTGTCTTTGGATCACTATTATTATTTGATAAATCATTTGTATTGATATTCTTCTGTATTAATTTATCTAAACCATATTGTTTTAATCTTTCAGGAGGTATTTGATTTAATAAATATTCTTGTAGTTGAAACATTATACTAGATGTATTGATAATAATACAATAAATCTAGCGAGTATTTTTACAAAGTATTTCTTCTTTTTTTTGTTTTTTTAGAATTGGTATTACTATTACTTTTTTTATTTGATATCGATCTTTTTTTAGCCCATTTACTTTTTGAATTTCTAGAATGAATTTTTTGTCTATTTGATTGTCTTGATTGTCTTGAATTTAATAAATAAATAATTGTTCTAGCTGAATTAGAAGGAGATGGTGTGTGTGTATTCATAGGAATGTCTATATTTTGGGTAGGAATTTCTATAATTTTATCTAATTTATCACATCTTCCAAGAAATAATTTTAAATCAAGTAAATGTTTATTTATAAGTTCAAACTGAGATTGTATTTCATTTTGAGATTTTATTTTGGGTTCTTTAGAATTAAAATTATATAAATCTTTATTTATATTTTTAAACATTTTTACATTATTAAACCAAAAAAACATCTTTTCTTCAATATTTAATCTTAAATATCTATTATTATATTCTAATTCTGAATTTTCATAAAATTTTTCAATTATTTTTTCATATTTATTTTTATTTTCTATAATTAATTCTACTTGTTTTTTTATTTCTAATTTTTTATCAGGGTCCATTTTTTGTTTACTAATATATTCTTTATATTTTTCATAACATTCTTCTAAAGATATATTATTTTTTGATTCCATAAAAATCCACTAATATAATATTATTAGATTTTTTATAGGTATATATGATGAAAAAATTATATTTGATTTAAAATCAAACATTTTTTCTAGATGAATTAATTTTACTAGTTTTTAAACGAGGTTTTTTGTTTTTTATTTTTTTTGATTTATTAACATTTATTACAATACTACCCCCTTCAAGTTTTTCTTCGAGATTTTTAAATTTTGACATTAATTCAATACATTTATTTAATTTTTCTTCAATATTCCTTAGATATTTATTTAATGAATTTGTTTTTTCTGAAATATCATTTTTTTTAATATTATTTTTAATAATATCTATTTTACATTCATGTAAATGTATTAACATTTTTAATGTTGTATCAATTTGTAATATGATAATTTTTTTTGCATTATTATTTTTTTCTTTTATTAATTTTAAAATGTATTCATCTTCTTGTTCTCCGCTATTTAACCAAATATAGACTGTTTTTTTTTCATGTATAAGTTCTTGATATAAATCTGAAAAATGTTTGTCTTGATTAAGAATATCAAATATTTCTTCATATATGTCTAATATCTTTTCATCATCATTTTCATCAAAAAAATATAATTTATAACTTTCTTTATCAAATAATATTTCTTTACTAACCCCTTTAAAACATGGATCATAAAAATCTTTTTCTTTATTTATGTTTATTGTTCTTGTACTCATAATTTATAATAATATAATATAATAATATAATAACAAATTTTTATACAAAAACCTTTTTTCCTGTATGAAATCCAATAAAAGCAACAGTGCTTCCTAATAACGCACCACCGAATAATTGTTCTATTGTATGTTTTTTGAATACATATCTCTGATAAAGAGTAATCGCACACATAGAAAGTTCAAAAATAAGAAGAGGAATCGATTTTTTAACGAGCCATAAAAACATTGTCGAATAAAATACTAAACCACTGTGTCCTGATGGCATACCATAAGATTTACTATAATCACCACCGTCATAGTATTTACTATCTGAAAATCCTATTGGACGAGGTTGTTTTATTAGATTTTTCATGAATCCAATCAAATAATAATCGACTAAAAAAAACAATAAATATAAACCTAAATATTTTTTTTGATCTAATAAAATAATACTATTGAATAGTAATAAAATTTCAGGATTTCTATATCCAATTTCATCTATAATTGTCATTTGCATTTTTATATAATATATTATTATAATTAATAATACATTATTATCTTTATTATGGTAAGGAAATATTATTTACAGTTTTCGAATATTACTATTTACACAATTTGTATTTCTTATATGAAACATTTCTCTAGAAATTACTTCTTCAAGTGATTTTCCATTTACTCTATCTATCAATACAATTTCCAACCCATTTATACCATATTTGCTGAAAAGTTTACATGCTGTTGTTGTAGAACTAGCACAACCATATTTAACTTTTCGTTTACACCCTTGAATATTTAAATCCGGACAACTTTATGTTGTTTCAAATTTAGTTTTTCAAAGTTGGGTCTTTTCATTCCCGTGTAAATTTTGATTATAGCCACTCTTGAAAATGGCTTGAAAAGTTCCTCTACATAAATAAACCGGTCGTGCGATTGATTTCACCGAATTTTCTGCTATTTTGTAGATATTTTTTGCTCCGTTACAATCTCTGTTCCAAAAGCCATTACAGGATTTACACCTTAAAAGCCCCCAGCACATTTGTTGATTGTTTCGGTATGGTTTGGGATTTTCCACCATTAAAAAATTCTTACATTCGCCTCCATTACATTGCGAACATTTACAACTGCTACGGAATTCATCTACTAAATAGGTTTTATAGCCATATTTCCGAAACAAACTACGCATTCCTTTGCCTTTGGTTGGTTCTTTGTATTTCATTTGTTGACGTTGTTCCCAGTCACCAAAAGCAATGATGACAGTTTCCGGTGTTCCAAATTTCTTTTGGAAATTCAGTATCATTCGTTGTTCGCTTCGCTTGGTATTCAAATACCCATTTAATTTGAGTTTTCTGAACAAATATTTCTCATAAAAATCAAACAATATATGATTTATTTCATTCTTTTTTTTTACATATGATTTGAATTCGTCTATATTCAATGATTTTTTATTGTAATTAGATAAATCGGTTTCATATTCTATCACAGTTCGGTCATTGATGATGGTACGACGAAATTCCAATATTAATTTAGAAAATTTTTTGCTTTTGGTTTCTTTGCGTCGTTGGTCTTGAGAATAACGAAATTTGTTCGCATCTTTCTCATTTCCATCCACGCAATAAATCAAATCACTTTTTCCCATATCTACTGCTACAATTTTCTTGGATTGTAATTCTGAATAATCATTCAATTCATCCAAATACTGTTCTTTTTCTTTGAACTTATTGTTGGGTAGATGTTTTCCAATAAATTCATTACGAATGAACAAAATCGTCGCACTTACTCCATCGGTCTCAATCATATGATGGAAAGTATAATTCGGTTTATGAAAACATTGCCTGTCGGTGCGAAAGAAAAACTTCCAAATATTGTTTTCTTGTTTCTTTAAGTTGCCTTTGGTGGTATATTCGGTTTTTATACCTTGTTTCTTAGTAAAAAGTAACAATACAATTGTGGTTGTATCCAATCGTATGTGTTTGGGAATGATTTCACTGCGTAAAGGAAATACACTACTAATTTTGTGTTGTTCTTGTTCTATTTGTTTCATAATAAACAACATACAAGGAAAATAATCTTGCGGGTGACATTGAATATCGTAATAGATGCTTTTCTTTTCAAATTTAGATTTTACCGGCATTATTTTTTTTTTCTGTTCAGTTATCCAAGAATGGTAGGAAGAGTGAGAAGTAAAGTCGGTCGTTTCTACATTCAAAATATCGTTTTTAATTTTGCGCAATTCGCTTCCTAATTTTCGTAATTTGGATTCTTTCTCTTTTTGTGTTAGATGAACTTTGGCTTTAATTTTCTGGGTTAATAATCGTTTTTTCCACATTACATTCACATAGCGTTCTACATATTCCACAAAATGCGATTTGATGTTGTTTTCATAGACAGTCAAAATAGTAACTTTTAGGTAATCTAATACCGTATTTAAGTTAGTGTAATCCAATTGGTCGTTTTGTGTAAGTGGAAAATAATGTTCTAGATAAAATGCTTTCAATATGGTTTTTAATTCTACAGTCGCATCACTTGGCGGTCGCCCAGTGGTAGTTTCTTTACATACAACTTTCATACAGGTTTGGATAAACTTGTTGTCAATTACAGGTAATGTTTGGTGTGTTTCGTAGTATTCCAATAAATATAGTTTCATAAACATTAGGGTATGAATAACAATCTGGTGACATTTGCGAACGGCATTGTTTATTTTTGGTAAATGTATTTCGGGATGTTTCAGAATGTGTTTTATAGGTACTTTGACTGTTTTGTAGAAGTCAAAATCAAAAGCGGGTTTGTCAGGTGGTTTGGGCGGAACTTCCTTTTTGGGTCGTCCCATCCTATAATATACCTAAAGGTTTTATTATACAGAATTTAACGAAAATTTCTTTAAGTTCTTTTTATTAAATAATATAAATAAAAAATTACAATATCATAAAATGAATGATGATATGGTCATAAAAGAAACAAATATTTGGGGTGATTACCATAATATCAGAAATGTGAATAAACGAGTTAGGTTGATTAAAAAAAAAGAAATACTTCAAAAATATCCATTCATAGACCATTATAAAATATATGCGTATAAACCAAAAAATCAACGAGGTCCGGCGAAAGAAGAACAAACATTTATTATTAATTATGCTTATAATTATGATATATTTGCGGATGAGGAAAAGTTTATAAGTGACGTAAATGAAATTGGTTTATCATTCTTCAAAGAAAAATGTATATATAACGATAAAGACGCATATAAAATTATTATTTATGAACCATTATGTCCAATTGATTTGATAAAATTAAAATAATATAGAATAATATATATAATATAGAATAAACATTATTATTTACAACTATAATGTTTATTTTGGATACTCATATACATAAATTGAGATTTCGCATTGATACCGATGCTCCGATTGATTTTATGAGTAGATGGAAAAAACTCAAATATGACTGTGATAATGGTGATAATAATTATATTGTAGAAAAAATGAAAACATATTGTAAAATGGTATCAAATAAAACAATTCCTTATTTACAACGAACAGAGGGTGGATTCGGTGGAAATGACAATATTATGAACAAACAAATACGATTCAGAATATGTTGGTGTAATAGTAATAATTCTCAAATATCTGATAATGATATACTACTTGACCAAGTAAATAATACCGAAACCGAAAAATGGACGTATGATGAATTAGATGATATCATTCGTGCTTTAACAAAAACTTTCAATTACTTTGTTGAAAGTGAATGTGTCAATGGTGTGATTGAAATATCAAATAAAAAGTCAATGAGCGACGATTATTTAGATAGTGATGATGAATCTGGTTGAGGAGTAAAAAAATATTTCACTGTGCGAATATACTCCCCATCTTGTGTAAAATGAAATTCTTTTTTGGTAATATTATAGGTAGATTTCAATAAATATTTAATAATCAAAAAATATGGTCGTTTGAATTTATGAGGTTCGCAAATTGCCGGCATTTCATAAAAGGTAAAAAAAGTGCGTATTTCTGGTATTAAATTCATAATTTTTTGTTGTAATTCTTTGTTGTTGTCCAAATAATACAAAATAAATGGATTATTATGTTCCAAGTCCAATATAGTGAGTAATTTATTGACAATTTCTTCTTGTTCTTGCTTGTATAACTCACTTTTAAGTCGCATTGTATATATTTTTACTATAACATATACAATTTAATCTTTATATTTTTTCGGATTACATTTACGTGTAGATGGTTTTCTTGAATATTCCAAATCCTTTTTCCTATCATACGCATCTTTGAAATAGTTTGTGTAATTATGAGGTTTTATTTTGTGGATAGCACTTTGAACATTCTGTTTCAACTGCTGAAAATCATTCACATTACGATACTTCTTCAAGTAATATTTTAGTTGATTTTTGTATTTTCCAAATACATTCTTTTCTAAAAATGCCAACAATCGTTCTTTGGTTGTCCCACCCTTTTCATAAAGTTCATATCCAATCCGTTGGGAATTACTAATCGCAACTAACAATGTAAATTTTTTAAATACAAAATTTTTATTGGTTTTGATGACACATCGTTTTCCAATGAAACACCTACTATAGGATGGCATCAATAACGCACCTACACTGGTTTCATCTAAGGATATTATTTTATCTATTGGATACTGTTTTACTTTACGATAAAAATTTTTTAATTCTTCCTCTTTATCGGTAGGAATCTTTCGTCGTTCGCTTGGAAAATGTTCGTGGCGGGTTCGCTTACGAGTTCGGTTATGGTTACGCATAATTCTACCTAAATGTTGAGGTGAAACATCAAATTCTTTATGTTTTTCTTTCAGTAACATTGATAATTCATTCATTGTATATTGTTCGTTCTTATCCAATATATACAATGCGGTTTTAACTTGGTCTTTCTTTATTTTGTATGAAATTGCTGGTCTGTTTTTTCTTGTGAGGTTTTTATGATTGTTTTTATATTTATGAACCCAGTCATTTAATGTGCTTTTATTACAATGAAATACATTACATACTTTTTTCATACTTTGGTTGTTTCTCAAATAGTATTGAAATACAGAAGTTTTGTAGTCCGGAGTTTTATGCGTCATATTCTATAATAAAATGAGAAAATCACTCATAAGTTGTCCGGATTTAAATGTTCAAGGGTGTATATGATTTTACATGTTCGTTCCACCTTTCATTCAAATCCGGTCTACAAGTATGTCCGATATAAACATCACCATCTATTATACCTCTTTTTGGTTGGATACGATAAATCTTTCCTTCTGAATAATTAACCATTCGCTAGATACATAATGAGGATTAATTTTATATTATTTACATTATTTATTTATGAAAGAGCAGGAGGTAATTCTTCGATAATTATTTTGTAATGGTTCTCTATTTTCCTCATACAAAAAATATCGCGTTTTGTAATGAGATTAATAGCCGTTCCTTTTCTACCATATCTACCAGATCTTCCAATACGATGTAAATAAGTACTCGTACATTTTGGAACATCAAAATTTACTACAAATTCTACTTGTTGCACGTCAATACCACGTGCGGTTACATCCGAAGATATCAATACACGAAATGTTCCACTACGAAAGCTTTTGAAAGCAACATCCCTCTCAAAACGATCCATTGAACTATGAATACAGCAACAAGAAAAACCTTCTTCTATCATTGCTTTATGTAAGTCAATAACCCGTTTAACACTATTACAGTAAACAATGCATTGAGAAACGCTAATCATAGAAAAAAGATCTTTCAATGTTTCATATTTTTTCTTATCATCTTCCAATGCAACATAATATTGTTTGATACAGGCTACAGACAAATCCTCTTTTTTAACAATAATTTTTATAGGATTAATCATAAATTTTTCTGTTAGAACTAATATTTCATCGGGTAAAGTAGCACTAAAAAGCGCTACTTGTATATTCAATGGAAACTTTTGAAATATGTTATAAATGTTCTCTTTAAATCCAGCAGAAAGCATTTCGTCTGCCTCATCTAAAACCAATAATTTCAAATTAGATGTTTGGAGATGTTTTCTATTAATCATATCATATATTCTACCAGTACATCCAATAACAATATGAGGAGTATTATTACGTAGTTCTGCAATATCGTCTTGAATAGATGTACCACCTAACATCGTTTTAACAAGGAGTCCCTCCATAAAGATAGCCAAACTAGTAATAACTCCATAAATTTGTTTTGCTAATTCGTGTGTAGGAACAATAATAATAACCTGAGTTTCCTTTTTAGATATATCGATAGATTGAAGAGCTCCTATAGAAAATGTTCCTGTTTTTCCACTACCAGATTGAGCTTGTGCTATAATATCGCGACCTTCAATAATAGGTAAAATCGCTTTTTTTTGGATTTCACTAGGTTTCTCGAAACCATAAGCATAAATACCGCGTAATAATTCAGTTTTAATATTATATTGATCCCATGTTTCTATCACTTTTATGTCATTTTCTTCTTCTTTACAAATAATGTTCTCCATAATCGAATAATATAATATATTACTATTGTTCTATACCAGTTATTGTTACATATTTTATTTTTTATCTTATTATTTATTTTATTTATCTTCTTCTTTTTCATTACGATAATATATTTACGCAAAACTATTTTAAATCATTTTATTAATATTGTGTAAATATATATAAATATAAATCATTATTATATTATTAGAGACATGCGTTATACAATTGATAATTATACGAGTATAGCATTTTCGGGTATAAATTATAAATTACCAGAAATTCAATTATCAATTATTGATAAATTAGTAAAAGAATTAGGTATTTCAACAACAAAAGTAATAGAAGATGAAAATGAAGAAAAACCGAGACAAACTCAACATAGTTTTTCAACAAAAAAATATGGTTCAAATTCATTATCTAGTTCTCGATATAAAAGTAAAATAGACGAACAATGGAAAGGTGTTCCAGAATTCAAAGTAACCAAGATAGAAAAATCTGAAGGTATAGACCAGATTATAAAAGATATACGTGTATGTTTGAATAAAATATCGAATAAAAATTATGATTCGCAAAAAGAAGCCATTTTTAATTTTATAAATAGTGTAAATAATTCGTATAAAAAAGAAAATATTGATAATAAAAAAACAAAGAAGGAAGAAAGTAATAATAAAGAAAATAACCTGAAGGATAATAAAATAAATCCTTTTGGATTACTAGAAGAAGATGAGGATGATGAGGAAGAACTACAAGTAACAAAAGAATGTTCTCTAGATTTGAAAAAAGTAGCCCAATCTATTTTCGATATTGCTAGTTCAAATAAATTTTATTCTGAACTATACGCGCAACTTTATCAAGAATTGATAGATAAATACGATTTTTTCAAAGAATATGTTATAAATTTGATAGATGATTATTATAAAAGTATGGATTTGATTGAATTAGTTGATTCGAATAAAGATTATGATAAATACTGTGAAAATAATAAACAAAATGATAAAAGAAAAGCATTGAGTACTTTTATAGTGAATTTAATGAAAAAAGGAGTTATTGAAAAAAAGAACGTATTAAATTTGATTATAAAATTGCAGGAAAAAATAATGGTATTCGTAGATACAGATAATAAAACGAATAATATAGATGAAATTACCGAAAATATTTATATTATGACAACCTTGATAAATTTGAAAGAATTAAATTGTAAAGAATATACTGATAAAATTGTTAAAAATATAGAAATATGTTCTAGTTATAAAGTAAAAGATCATAAAAGTATTTCAAATCGAGCCATATTCAAATATATGGATATTCTTGATTTCTTAAAAACAGCGTAAAGAGATAATAATATATTAGAATATATTATTATGGTAAAATCTAAAATAGAACCAGAAAATATAAATTATAATGAATCAAAGGAAATAGATGATGAAGATATAGATTATTCTGCTCCATTGTACGATTATAAATTATACGATTATAATATTGAAATCGGATTAGGAAAACAAAAATATACTTATTCCAAGTATGGTGTTGTATATTTTCCAATTTATTTAATTGTTAATGATGACATTGATTCTAAGATAGGTGTTTATGAAGTCAATGAAAAGGATATTATTCATATGTTAGATGATGAAGAAGATATAAAATTAAAAAGAAAAGGAATACTTTTTTTTGTTTCAAAAGATTATATTAAAAATAAATTGTTTGAAGAAAATGCATTACAAACAGATTTAGAAAAACAAAAAGAGGGAGAAAATAAAGGAGAAGATCGAGAACTAGAAGAAAAAAAGGAAGAAAATAAAGAAATTGAAAAAGAAGATGATGTAGCAAATTTATCTATTCCTCCAGAAAAGCTTTCAAAAACAAAAGAAGTTTCAGATGAAACATTAAAAGACGGTATTTTTCAAGAAAATAAATCAGTAACTATTCCACCTTTATTAGAAGAAGAAACCAAAGAACAATCGGACGAATTGAAAAAACGGTATCAACAATCTTCTAGAAACAATTGGTTAGAAAATTTTCGTAGAAATAATAATTATAAAATAGTAGATAACGAAGGTGGTGGTGACTGTTTTTTCGCAGTTGTAAGAGATGCTTTCCATCAAATAGGAAAAGACACAACTGTAGAAAAATTACGCGCATTATTATCAAAAGAAGCAACTGAAGAAGTTTTTACGAATTCACGTATGTTCTATACGAGTGCATTAGCTGAAGTCCAAGAAAATGATAAAGAAATGAAACAAATTAAAAAAACAATAGATCAGATAAAACGTCGTATAGAAAAAGTAAAGGAAAAACAAGATCAATTAGAATTACTTAACAATACAAAAGAATTATTAGCTAGACATAACCGTTTAAAAACAGAGAAAAAATTATCTAATGATATGGTCCAAGAATTTTCTTATATGGAAGGTGTAGATACAATAGAAAAATTCAGAGAACTTATAATGACAAGCCGTTATTGGGCTGATACATGGGCTATATCAACATTAGAAAGACTTTTAAATGTTAAATTAATTGTATTATCCAAACAATCTTATGAAACAGGAGACCAAGATTCCGTTATGAACTGCGGACAATTGAATGATAAAGAATTAGAAGAAAAAGGAGAATTTCAACCTGATTTTTACATAATGACATCCTATACTGGAAATCATTATACTTTGGTTTCATATAAAGAAAAACGTATTTTCAAATATTCTGAAATACCATACGATATTAAAATAATGATTATTACAAAATGTTTGGAGAAAAATGCGGGTCCTTATTATCTAATAAAAGATTTTAAAAATTTAAAAAGAAAATTGGGGCTAGATGAGAATGAAGGAAAACCTGAAAAAAATGATGACGATTATTTGAATTCTGATTTGTATAATGATGAATCGGTACTTATGTTTTATAATAAATCAAATTCACAACCTAAAGCAGGAAAGGGATCGGGAGAACAAACAAATGATTTGATGAAATTTAATAATTTAAATAGTATTAAAGATTGGCGTAGAAAATTGGACGATGAATGGCAAATGCCAATAACGATTGATACAAATCGATGGAATTCAGTACAACACTATTTTATGGCTTCTCAATTCAAAAAAGGTTTTCCTGATTATTATTTAAAGTATTCTATTGATAGTAATAGTGAAATTTCGAATGATATTAAAAAAGCAACAGACGAATATAACAAAGTTATTAAAACAAAAAGGTCCACTTTAAAAGAAGGAACGATTATACCCGATCCTGATTTCTTTATGATTCGAGAGAATCCTACTAATGAAGTAGAACGATTCAAAGCATTGACAAGTAAATTTACCCAAAATTTGGAATTAAAACAGATGCTAATAGAAACAAAGGACGCAAAACTCGTTCATTTTCATCGTGGAAAAGAACCAGATCCTGACATTTTACTCATGAAATTACGTAATAGTTTTAAAGGCGTCCAATAATAATTTATTAAATCGACAATTGAATCAATAAATCTTCCTGTTCTTTATCAACAGATTTTTTTATATATTCTTGTGTTTTTTCATTAATTAATATAGGTTTTTTAAAATATTCTACTAAGTATGTTCCTTTGTACTTTGGAATTGTTTTATAATGATCCCACAATCGTTCCAAATTATATTTGGAACACAATCTTTCCAATGTCAATTCATAATTTTCTCGCATATTTTCATATCGTATTACTTGTACGTTCTCTACTAAAGTAGGAAGCGTTTCTAAAATAAAATTATTTTTGACTTTTCTTAATTCAAAAATATTTCGATATCTTTCTTTTGTAATAATATTTCGGTCTTCCATAAGTTCTTGCCATTTTACCGGTTCTAATTCATGAATACTATAAAATTCATTGTTTAAAAAATTATAGATGGATTTTTTGTTTTGAGGGGCTACATGATGTAATCTCTTAAAAAAACTATCTATCCATTCCACAGGATCTCTTGTAACATATATTACTAATGTCTGTTTCATCATTTCTGTATCAAATACTGAATTATCATGTCCGAAAAAATGTTTTCTACATGTAGGATAATATTCTAACTTGAAATTCCATTTAATAGCACATTCGATGAATGTAGTACCACTGCATCGTTCTCCGAGAATAGTAAAATATTTAAAAGGTTTATCGATTTGCATCTAAAACCTAAAATGAGTAATAATACATAAAAAAATATTTAATCTTTATGTATTTTTTATACGTATAAATAATAAAAATATTAAATCGTTTTTTTAACCTATTATAGACATTCTCAATGTTTTTATAAAAGCATCGTTTTTATTACAAATATTATTCTTTTTAAAAAACCAAGTCCTCGTTTCATTCATCAAAGAAACAAATAAATCATTATTATGATATTTTTTAATGAAATCTACAAAAATTTCGATATTAATCCTTAAAACATTTGAATCTGTTTTTTTGAAATCTAGAGAACCTTCATTTGTTTCAAAACACCATTCTAAAAATTCATTCGAATAAAATATTAATATATTTTTTATTATAAAATAGGATAGAATAGGTGTAGTTTCTTTAAATAAATTTCTATTATTATATCCTTCCTGATTTCTTTGAAATAAATTATTATATGTTAATCCAAAATGACAGAGAATTTTACTCGCTTGAAACATGGAGAACATTCTTTCCTTTTGTAGTAATTTCTCCGTTTTTTTAATAGCCTTATCGATAGGTTCTCCCTTTTTCAAAGAAAAATAGGAATACATCATAATATTTATTATTTCACCCCATAATTCACTATATGCTTCGTATAATCTTAGGTCAGTTTTAATGGGAAATATTTCTTCATATACTTTATTATCTATATCCGTACAATCAAATTCTGAAAAATCAAGACCAAAAGAATGAAATAATTCATGAATCAAGCATTTGAACCATTCTTCTTTTCTATACACATAAATTTCATTTCTTTTTATACAAGCAAAAGTGAATGCTGTATTTGCGTTTTTTTGTCCTATAGTACATGTTCCTACATTACATTCGTCTAATGTTTTTTTTATATCAGTAAGATATAAATATATAGTAAGATATTGAGAACATTCCTTTCTAGAATATATTTGTAAAAGATAAAGAATAATATAAATACGTTTTATTGCATTTTCAAACATTTTTTTATTTTGTCTTTCATTTTCATAAATCAGATATATTTTAATTTTTCTATTTAAAATAGAAAAGGTGAAAGTTCTTCCGGAAGAATTCATACTTTCTATATGTTTTTTCATCATTTGAGGACAATGATGATATTCCACACCTTTTGGAATATAATTTTCATCTAAAATATTTGAAATGATTTTCGCATTTTTGTATTCGTGTTCTCCTTTTTTTATATTTTCAAAGAGTCCCGATAAAAATCGTTTGGTTTTTTCAGAAAAACGGGATTCTTTAAAATTGGTAAAATGGGGGGAAATACATTTTTTCAAAAAGTCTTGTAATTCAATACTCATTCATAAAATAACCATCCAAAAAAAATTGAATAATATTTATATTGTTAAATAAATAAGAATATAAATTAAAATATAAAATATCAAAATGGGTATTCGATATTTAAATAGATTTTTAGAAGATAATTGTTTAAGAGATTCTATTAAAAAGACGCATTTGAGTAAATTGAAAAATAAAGTCATGGTTGTAGATACGAGTATTTATTTGTATAGATTTTTAAGTGAGAATCTTCTTATAGAAAATATGTATTCTTTCATATCCATTTTAAAAAAATATAAGATAAAACCCATTTTTATATTTGATGGAAAACCCCCATCTGAAAAAAAAGAATTATTACAACAAAGACGTGCAGAAAAGAAAAAAGCAGAAGAGAAATATATTGAACTAAATAATTTATTATTGAATCAAGATAATGAAGACAAAAAAAAAATCGTAAACGAAATGGAAAAATTAAAACGTACTTTTGTGAAAATAAACGATGAAGATGTAAAAAGAGTGAAAATACTAATGGATGCTTTTGGTGTAAATTATTATGATGCACCTGGAGAAGCAGATCAATTATGTGGATATTTAGTTAAAAAAAATAAAGCTTGGGGGTGTATAAGTGATGATACAGATATGTTTTTATACGGCTGTAATTATATTTTGAGAAATATTAATTTACTAAAGCATACATGTATATTATATGACAAAGTATCTATTTTAAAGGATTTGGAAATGTCTGAAAATATATTCTGTGAAATTATGATATTATCCGGAACAGATTATAATATTCATAGTAAAACATCTCTGAAAGAAACAATAAGATGGTATTATAAATATTTGGATTATTATTATAGATGTAAAAAGGATAATAAAATAATTCCAACTTTTTATACATGGTTAGTTCAAAATACAAAATATATAACCGATTATAATAATCTTTTGAAAATTTATCAAATATTTAATAATGATGATTTGAAAGAATGGGATAATATGGAAATACCGGACAAAAAAATGGATCTGTTGTTAATAAACGAAATAATGAAAAAATGCTAAGAAAAATGCTAAGAAAAATGCTAAGAAAAATGCTAGAAAATTGAATGTTTTTTTAATTAAATTATAAATGATATATTAACAAGTATTTAAAGCCAAATCATCAACATGTCATTCAAGTCAACTTCCAACAAACGTCCTTTTGTTAAGAACTGCAAGTTCTGTAAAGACGCAGGTAAGTCTTATGAGATTTATACCTCTCATTTTGTTCGTGAATCAACTGATCCAAACAGTAAGATTGTATGTCCTACAATTCTTGCTATGGAATGCAGATTCTGTTTTAAAAAAGGACATACCATTTCAAAGTGTGCCAAGTATGCAAATAGGGGAACTTCTGTTACTAATGCACCAATAAAAAAAAATAAAAATGAAGTAAATACAAATAATTATAAAAAAAATACATTTGATCTTTTATCTGATTTTGAAGATGAAGTTTCAGAAGTTTCTACACAGGTTTCTGTTGTCTCTGAGAACTCTTCAAATAATGGAAAAGTGTCTTATGCGGATATGTTAAAAAAAGAGCCTGTTGTAGATATTCAATATTCTAATACTCAAGAAAAAGTAATTAGTGAATTCAAATCCTTGTTTAAATGTAAACGTGTAATTACAAATTGGGCGGACGATTTTGACTCTGATGAAGAGTAAGTTCCTCATCACTTAAACTTAATCCTTTATAAAAATCTGTATATATTGTATTTTTTGTTTTTAAGGAGGATGTTTCAAGGGGGGAATTAATAAAATTTCGACTTTAGGTCGAATTTTTATTAATTCAGACATTTTCGTCACGCGACTTCGTCGCGTCTAGACAACGTCGAACCTTGGTTCCCCTGAGTTTTTATAGAAAAGAGAATGTAAATAAATTAAAATTATTAAAAAATGCTACAAAAAATATAAAAAATTGAACTATTTTTTTTATAAAAACTAAATAATATATTATAACAACGTCATACAACAATGTCTACTCAAGTATACGAACAAGTATTTTTAGTCAATAATATCCCTGAGATTGCAGGGATATTTGAAGTAAAGGATATGATTAAAAGGTACGTATTAACACATAATTGGCATATGGAAAAAGCTTACGAATTTGCAGAAAAATTCAAGTTTGTTAATGAAACAATTCGTAGAGCAATTTCAAGAAATAATTCAAACAGACAACATTCAGCTTCTATAGCAGATCAATTTTGGGAATTTGGATTTTATCTTGAAAATGAAGGTGAAAAAATATTTATTTACTCTTCAAATTGCTGTATTTGTGGTGAATATACAAGTTTTAAATATGATTCAAATATTCCTACTTGTGTTTGCAGTCATAATCTATATGGTTAATGGACTGTATTGATAATACCGATTATGAAGATTATGATAATCTTAATATTTATAATAATAACAATGATGCATAAACATGATAATAATTTATAAATATAAAAATTTCAAAACATAAATACAAAAATCTGTATATATTGTATTTTTTGTATTTTTTGTTTTTTACACATTTTAACATTTCAAACGCCGATTATCAAGTTTGGAAAACCCGATGAAACCATCATCTGTATTGGGGATTGGGAACAACGAAAACAAATAAAATTCAAAGAACCGACGATTGGTATTGGAATGCGAACCTTGTTTCGCAAGAGAGGATACCAAGTATATTTGGTATATGAGTTCAGAACATCATGTCGTTGTTCCAATTGTAATGGTGGAATATGTGAGAAATTTAAGGTGGGAAACCACCCAAATCCAAAAAAAGAGGAATTACGGTTGATTCATGGGCTACTTCGTTGTAAGAACGGTTGTGGGTTGTGGAACAGAGACCGTAACGGTGCCTCCAATATCTACAAGATTGCTTATCAAGCGATACATAAGTTAGAAAGACCAACTTATCTATGTAGAGAAACAAGTAATCATACTGCTTTACCTAGTAGTAAAAAACAAACTTTATGCGGGTATGCGAAGACCCAACCTTGAATCTCTTTATTTTGGGGCATTTTTGTCCCATTTTAAATCTTCAAGGGTGTAAATGTTAAAAAGATTTAAGAGGGGTAGTTTTCAGTAAGGTATCTAAAATAATTTGGTTCCATTAACTAAGAAAAAAACGCTAAAAAATTGAATGTTTTTTATACAAAAATATTAACAATATAATTATAACATCGTTATACAACAATTCTCAAAATGTCAGCACAATTTTTCGAACAAGTGTTTTTGGTGAATAATATTCCTGAAATCGCAGGAATATTTGAAGCCCAAGATATGATTAAAAGGTACGTATATACAGGGGAATGGTATATGGAGAAAGCTTTCGAATTTGCAGAAAGATTTAAATATGTGAATCATGCGATTCGTAGAGCCTATTCGAGAAACAATCCTATTTCTTGTTACATGTATATTCATTACGATGAAGATCCAGTGTTTAATGGACTGCATCAACAAGAATGGACGTTTGGTTATGATTCACTCAATAATACAGGTATTGATCTTTCTGATGGAACAGAGGAAACAATCCAGATAACTTCTTCGAATTGTTACTTGTGTGGGGAATATTTGCAAGGTTATAGTTTACAAGTACATAATATTCCTTATTGCAACTGTCAACATAATAATGAATTACCTGATTTCGAAGATTTTGTACCTCCCGTCCAAGATCTTGAAGCTCCTATTCAAGATGATTTGTACGTACAAGAATACCAGCAATATTGGCAAGATTATTGGTATCAGTACGAATTAGATTTAAATAATGATTTTACGAATGAGATTGATAATGAGATTGAGAATGATTATCATGACGACGAATATTATAATTTACATGGATATGAAAATATAAATTTAGTAAATGTAATTGAAGCAAATAATAATGTTATCAACAACATAAATAATATTATACATACCATTATTGACGACGAATAAAAAACTCAGGGGAACCAAGGTTCGACGTTGTCTAGACGCGACTTCGTCGCGTGACGACAATGTCCGAAATTTTATAATTCCTCCCCTGAAACCCCCTCCTTAAAAAACAAAAACAAAAAAAATATGTAAATATGTATATTTGTACTTTTTTTATGTATAATATTATAATGTTTTTGAATAAAAACTATTATAAGCATCAATCATTTTAAAAATAGGAGAATTCGTATTAAAAGTAAAAGAACTATAAAAACTATTTTTGGATATATCATTATTCATTACATTTTTTTTTATATTTACAATTTTTCTTCCAAAATTCGGATTCAAAATATAAAATTCACACATTTTTCTTTTTAATATATTTTTAGATAAATACCTTTTTTCCGAACCCTCAATATGATCTTGATATACAAAATATAAATAAAGATAAGGACGAAAAATATCTACTAATTCTTTTTTAGGAAACTCTTTATCTATGACAAATTTTAAACGACAAAAATCTAATAAATCTTTAATTTCCGAATAAAGATTATTCAGAGAAGCATTATTCAAATAATTACGAATAGATACCTCTCTTAAACTCTCTTGATTATCTATTATAAATTTTCGAATATTGAAATCTGATAAATAATATAATTCTATCCAATGAGGAATACTTAAAAACGCAAATTTTATATGGAAATAAATGTTATATAATTCTGTTTTTTTGAAAGGCATATTATTATATGGGTTTTTAGGTTCTTTCGGAGAAGAAAACAGATCCGTATTACTAGAGTTTGTGATTGCATTTTGAATAATATTAATTAAATCAGATAATACAAAAAAATATTTAGAATTATGATGATAGAGAACAATAGAATATTTACTATAAGGATCAATAATATCCATTCTAAGATCAGTATTCACTTTTTCTTTTGAAATTTTATGACGAACAATGTTTGCAAATTTCAACAATGATAAATACGTTCTCTGTGATTTGAAAAATATATCACAGAATTTATCTTTCGATTCTTTAGATAAAAAAATATTACTCGAATAATTATGAAAAAATTTATATTTATTTTTGACTTGTTTATAAATTATTTTATCCTGTAAAAATTCCATAGAACTTATTAAAAAATATATTTGAAATTTTAATGTTTTTGCATCATTATCATTGGATGTAGATAAAAATACATCCGACCAAAAATCGCTATTATAATCATTCGAAAATGTTTTATTATTATTAGGATAAAGTATATTTTTAAATTTTGAATGTATTTGTAAAATTTTGAAATAAGTTTTCATAATCACAGTATTAATGTATTAAATAATAAAAATTTTAAGTTTGTTATAAGTTATACATTTTATGTATAATTCTATAACAATAACTAGTAAAATTGAAATAATTTTAAATATAAAAATATTATAGTATTCAATTATAACAATGTTTACTCAAACTATTTTCCTCTCATTCATGGGTTTGGTTTTAAATACTCAAGGTTTTATTACAAATGATCCTTTGAAAAGAATAGCACTTTCTCGCGCATTTACAAAAACATTTGTAGAAACAATGGCTTTAAATGTAGTAGACCAATCCACTATTATCCACGAACTTACTTGTAATTGTCAAGATCATCCTTATTTAACTATTTACTTTGCAAGTTTTATTTGTTTTGGATATATGTTTGTCATAGATAAAAACAAGGATAAATTGCAAGATATAAAATATTATTCACATGTGAAAAAAACAATAAAACAAATTTTGTTAATAATGTTTTTGATATTCGGTAAGAATTTGGAAAATGCTATTTGATTTTTTGTGAAAAACAATAAAAAAAATGTTTTTATTGTTTTTTGTTTTATTCTAAATAATAGATGCAATATAACACCCTCTGAAATCTTCAATTCCAGTATGAGTCAATGATATTGTTACATCAATCCATATTGAACCACCCATTTTACTCCATCTATGACAAAATAACCAATCTTCTGAAAAATAGTGACCTTCTTCTACGCCACAATCAAAAAGTGCATAAGCAAATTCGTTTTCTTCTGGTTTTAAAAAAAATACATCATCTACATATTTTGTAGATGGAAATGCTTTAGACATTTTTTCAATAACATTGCGTTTAATCATCATAAATCCAGTAGCAAGGTGTTTTACTTTTGCAATATTTTTTTCAATACTCAATACTTTATCTATGTAATTTATATTATAATTAACCATATTAAATTGTATTGCGTTTTCATCAGTAATTGTATTTTTAAATTGTGAATTATTTTTTTTTTGAATCCATTTTTGTACTATATTTGGATTTTTATCTTCTAAATTTGCATTGTCCTTTAAAAGACTTTCCCAATTATATCTTTTCAAAGGATAAACACCACCTATTAAATTTTTATCTGATATCATCAGTTTTAATATATCTGTGGGATCCCATGTAATATCATTATCAATAAACATAATATGTGTCATTTTAGGATTATTCATTGCTTTTGCTACCAAATTATTTCTAGCACGTGAAACTAGACTATCGTTTCTACAAAATTCAACTATTAATTCTATTTCAAATTGTTTGAAAATTTCTATTGTATTCATTAAGCAATGTACGTAATTTACGTAACATATACTTCCAAAACAAGGTGTTAAAATATAAACTACCGGAGTATTTTTTGATAAATATTCTTTCAATAAAAAAGAAAATGATGTATTACTATTCATTAATTCTTTAGTATTTTTTGTATTTTCATTATTATCATTCACAATATCAAAATTTATATTATTTGACATTTGTATTATTAATTATATATTATCTATATTATTTACGGTAATAAATAATAAATATCATAAAATATATTTGTATAATACAAATATATAATTCAAAAAATGGATGATTTTATTACACCTTTTTTAATTTCAAACGCCGATTTTTACGACATAAAAATAAAAAGGATAATTGCGAATTTCACGCCTTAACATACTTATCTTCCCGAAGGAGTATCACAGCTAATTATGGTTTGTTGTTCTTCTTCCTTTCAAGAAAGTAAGAAACATTCAGGACGTTTTTTACCCGCCTTTTGTAATTTCAATAAATATAGAATGCCCCCCTCCTTTGATAATGTATTTGATATTAATCATTCGGTTAACATCAAGTTTTTTTAGTTGTTTTTTAAAGGGAGGGGGGTAGGGGAACCTACGGTTCCCTGAGTTTAAACAGAAACGGCAGCAACAGCACCAGCAACTACTGGAACTTCGGGTTTGATAAAGTGGTGCTTCATAAATCTTTGAAGATTGAAATAAGTAAGTTCATCTTCGGTGTTGATTTTAAGAAGCTGGGTAAGTTTGGCATCAGGATTGATTTTTCTGCCATTACTCTTATCTTGAAGACCATGAGTTTGGATATAAGAGTTGATTTCCTTACTTACTTCAGTGCGAGCCATTTCGGTACCAATATTCTTTCCAAGGAAAGCAGCTAGTTCATCACTAATGCGAGTAGGCTTGATGAAACCAGATGGCTTGCGGTTACCATTGTTTCTGCGCTTTTTTGAAGTAAGTTTTTGGGCGTTCTTCATTTCACGAGTAACGGCTTTTTCAAGGGTCTTGAAATCATTCTTGACAGTTGAGAAAAGACTAACAAGTTGTTGGAGTTTGGCATTGAACTCGTTCATTTTAACAGGAAGAAGAGTGGATGCATCAACAGGAGGAGGAACTTCAACTTGTTCGGTTGAAGCCGCAACAACGGGTGCAGCAGTTGATGCAACAACAGTTTCTGATTTTACTGCTTTCTTGGTAGCAGTTTTAGCGGGGGCGGCAGTTGAAACTACAGGAGTAGTAGTAGAAGAAGATACCTTTTCGGTGGAAGTCTTAGCAGCTCTAACCATTTTATATACTATTATACAATACTAATACGATTCTTTTTTAAGTTATTTAACGCAAATATATTATTTACTATTTAAACAGACGATTGTTCCTAAGGTTTTCTGAAATTCAAAAATAATCCGCAGAAAATTTATCATTATTTATTCTAAAAAATATTGAAATGTTTTTTGTATAGAAACTAAGTTAAAATGCCACAGATTCGTACAACCAAGGCATTGCAATTCTAGCACCAATTGATACAATAGTCAATGATGACAATGCATGAAATGCACCTATTTTTCTATATTCGTCATCAGAACCGCTATAAATAAGATTTTCAAATACAATCAAACATAATGTTTTTAATTCTTCCGTAGTCAAATTATTCATATTATTTCTAGCGTTATTATTGTTTAAATTGAAAAAAGGGGACAAGAAGGGACATATGTTATATCTTAAAGTTCTTGTTAAATCCCCTCTGTAATACCATATATCGTAAATAAATCTATAAAGAATAATATAATCTGTTCTCTCTAATGTATTAAACCAATTTGCTTGAGTATAATTTCCTAAGTAATCAAATTCAATAAACAAATTATTTATTCTTTGTGAAATAGTCATTGTTCGAATATTTCTTAATCTTAAAATTCGATTTTCTTGATCGTCTGTGAGAACCAATCCGTTTATTATTTGGGGATTATAATTTTGAAAAATATTGTTATTGTTATTGTTATTGTTATTGTTATTGTTATTATTGTTGTTTTGATAGGCATTTATGAAATTTTGTAAATTGCGTTGTTGTGAAACTCTGAAATCTTTTATAATAATTTTTTGATTTTCAATTTTAAAATCAGAGTAAATAATATAAGATAAATTATAAAGTTTTATTATATTTAAAACTATTTTATTATCTAAATCTTCTCGATTATAAGGATTACTCAATTTACTTTTATTACGTAAAACCTGTATTAAAGATGAAATATTAAATCCATAGATAAACCCTTTTTCATCTTTGTAAGAATAAAACATTTCATTTGGTATTTCATCCAATGGTTCCATAGATACAAAATCTGTATCATTTACACAAAGTTTTCTATTTTTAAATGCTGGACCTCTAAGTGCGATTGATCTTATAACTATATATCTTCTGTAATTGGATTGAATTTTTATAATGTTTTTTGTGTGATTGAAAAATATTTCGATTCTATCAACCAATACCTGTTTTGTTCCAGAGAATTTCAACGAATATTTTTTTGCTATATATTTTAATTCGTCTAATTTTAATTTCAAAAGGAAAACATTGTTCTTATAAAAGAATTTGTAATCTATTTTATCAATTTCTTTTGTTGATAACTCTTTTTTTTCCTTTTTTTCTTTCTTTTCAAAAATATTATTTGTATCATTTTCATTAAAAGGTTTTATGAAATTATTTAATTCACTCATTATGTATTATAATATATAATACATTTATATATTTTGCTTATTACTAATTTATTCTAAAAATTTCTTAGCGTTAGCTAAGACCTGCTAAGAAAATATATAAAAAATTGATTTAAAGAATATCTACTATAGTATATTATAATTCGTTGATTGTTATTATATTTTATTATCAAAATGTCAAAGCAAACTCCTATCGTCCTTACTGTTTCAGAATGGAATACTTCTGCTAATCGTTATATGCAACCTAAAGTGAACGAGCGTGGTGGTAAATCGATTACTATTATTAGTACTCAATCAAACCGCTCTCTTCATCTTTCAACACCGCTTATGATGACTTGGGGTATTTCGGATTTTGTGGATGAGAAGGGTGAATCTGATGGAAAATTCAGTATGTCATTGGTATTTCCTAATTCAGATTATTCGAATAAATCATGTGACGAATTTCTTACTAAATTGAAGGAATTTGAAAGTCAAATTTTGGATGATGCAGTAAAGAATAGCGAGGCTTGGTTTGGTGAAGAAATGTCTAGAGAAGTTGCTAAGCATACATTCTTCCCATTCTTGAAATATTCGAAAGATAAAAATACCAAAAAGATTGATTTAACAAAACCACCTACAATTCGTGCTAAAATTCCTAATTATAATAATAGATGGGCTGTTGAAATTTACGATACTAGTTCTAAATTGATCTTCCCTTGTGATAATGAAAATATGACTCCTATTGATTTTATTCCTAAGAAAAGTAATGTAGCTTGTGTATTACAATGTGGTGGACTTTGGTTTGGTGGAAAGGGATGGGGATTAACTTGGAAATTAGTTCAATGTGTTGTTAAACCTCAAGAAGTTGTCAGTGTTTATGGTCGTTGCCATATTCAACTTTCTAGTGATGAGTTGAGTATGATTGAAAAAGAACCTGTAAAAGTAGATGGTGATGATGAAGAAGAATTACCAACAAGTCAACCGGTTGTCATTTCTACTCAAGTAGAAGATAGTGATAATGAAGAAGACGTTAAAGTAGTTTCAGAGCCATCTGTCACTGTAGAACCACCTGTTACTGTAGAACCAGTACCAGTACCAGAAGTAGTTAAAGAAACTGTGGAAAATAGTGAAGAACCAACAGTTGTAAAAAAGAAGGTTGTAAAAAAGAAAGTTGTTACTTCCGCTACATAAAAATTAAATCTTAACAAAAATCATAAAATTAAATCTTAATAAAAATTTGTAAATATTGTATTTTTTATTTGAAAATAATATTTATACAAAGTACAAAACTTTGTATAAACAAAGAGTTAAAAATAAGATGTAATAATATAAAAGTAGTATAGTAATATGATTATAAAATTATTTTTTTTATTTATTCAAATTATAATAAACAGTGGCACTTTCCCAATAATTAATAAAATAAATAAAAATATAATGAAAAAATTCCTATTCAAAAAAAAATATTTCAAACCATTGATTGATACTACAAAAAATGTTATAACAATTTCTCCAGCTGGATACAGGGGGTTCTATGAATTCGGTGTCTGTAAATACATAAAGGAAAATTATAATTTAGATAATTATATATTCTCAGGCGCTTCAGCTGGTGCATGGAATTCTTTATTATTATGTTATAAAGGTGATTTGAAAGAAATGGAAAAAATAATTTTTGATGATACTGTTTATAATACTAGAACTTTATTAGAATTGGAGAACTCAGTAAAAAATAAAATTTTATCAGAATTTAAAACTGATGATTTTGATCTGAATAAACTTTATATTGGTGTTACTACAACAAATAAATGTAAAATAAATACTATTATTTATAGTGATTTTTTATCTTTAGAAGATGCCGTAAATTGTTGTGTAGCGAGTTCTCATATACCATTTGTTACAGGAGGTTATAAAAATATTTATAAAGACGCTTTATCTTTTGATGGTGGATTTAGTATAGATCCTTATATTGATACTAAGAATTTCGTCTTTAAAATTACACCGAATTTATGGAATAAAAAACCGATAGAAAAACGATCTTTATATTTTTTTAATATTTCAGATTATACAACAGTATTTTCTAGAGATTATTTTGATTTTAATATTATGATAGAAGATGGTTATAAAGATAGTGAAAAAAATAAAGATTATTTAGACGACGTTTTTCGATTTTGATTTTCTCGTTTTATTCTTTTTTGATTTTTTTTTAGATGTTTTACCACCTAATTTAATTTTTTTTGATTGTTTTCTACCTTTTTCTATACGTTCTTTATGTTTATTAAAATATTTATTTTCTTTTATATCTTTTAATAATTGTTCTTTTTTTTTATTTGAAAGTTGTGAAATTGAAAAAGGTATTGATTTACGTATTTCATCAATTCTGTCATTTAATGTTTTAAAATCTTTACTATATAATATTTTTTCTAAACTGTTTATTTTACCTTCTTCTTGTTTTGTTAATATTTTTTCATTCTCTACTGTTGAATTTTCAGGTATTGGTGATAATACCATTATATATTAAATAATTAAATTAATATATAAAGATGATAACAAAATACTAAATAAATGATTCCCAAAATATTCGTACAAACATCTAGAAAAAAACCCGAAAAATACATTGTAGATATGATTCGACAACGTTCTCCTAATTGGGAATATCAACATTATACAGACGATGAAATCATTACTTTTTTTGCAGAAAACCCTATAGATGAATTCCCAAATATTATTGCTAAATTTTATACATTGAATTATGGAGAACATCGCGCTGACTTGTTTCGCTACTATTTTTTGTATGTAAAAGGAGGGATTTATATGGATACAGATGCAATGATATATGACAATATTGATAATATTATAAAAACAGCGGATTTCATTACCGTAAATTCATCATATTTTCCAGGAACCGTTTTTCAAGGTTTTCTAGGTGCTACTCCTCGACATAATGTAATTTATAAAGCATTAAAAGATCTTTATAATACACCAATAGAAAACCTTCGTAATGAATTTCATTTGTTATGTAAAAATTTGTATGGCTTTATAAAGGAAGATAGAAATTCTAATATTTTATTATTAGAAGAAGTTTTTGGTAATGATTCAGAAGCCCATATAAAAAATAATGAAAATAAAACAGTATTAATACATTATCATATACAAAAGATTATACCTCACTCAGGGAACCTACGGTTCCCCTGAACCCCCCTCCCTTAAACTCAGGGGAACCAAGGTTCCCCCTGAAACCCCCCTCCTTTTATAATGTATTTGATATTAATGATTCGGTTAACATCAAGTTTTTTCTTTTAAGGGAGGGGTTTCAGGGGAACCGTAGGTTCCCTGAGGTTAACATCAAGTTTTTTCTTTTAAGGGAGGGGTTTCAGGGGAACCGTAGGTTCCCTGAGGTTAACATCAAGTTTTTTCTTTTAAGGGAGGGGTTTCAGGGGAACCGTAGGTTCCCTGAGGTTAAC